GGAAGTTTCTTTTGACCAGCAGTTAGACCATTACTAGGCATTTTTTCTTCTTTACCATTCATTTCAGCTTTTTTATCTTTCATCATAGATTTTTTATTTTTATGACCGTTATGCATAATATAATCTCCTTAGTTTTTATAGCCTCCTCCGGCTTTTTTATATTCAACTGCAAGCAGTTGGGCCTTTCGCGCACTCCATTGACCTGGAGAGCCCCCTTTTGAACCAGATTTTATTTGTTCAAATAATCTTTTTCTAAGAGTAGGCTTGGTATAATTACCAGCCTCATTTACTTTGCTTTTTGGTTTTTCCACTTTTAGACTCTACCTTTTTTGGTTTTTTTATTTTAGGTTTCTTTACTAAAATTGTTGATTGAAAAGCTGGCGCTATTGACATAGTTATTGCTCACACCAAGATTCTTTTGTTTCACCGAAGTAAGGTTTTGCTAATCCAGCAGCTATTAACTTATCAGAGTAAAGCTCACCGTCTAGATAAACATTGGTTAAAATTCTTCCACCATATTTATCCCAATCTATATCTTTAAACTCAATTACTTTAGCTGATTTAAAAAGAGAATTAGCTAATTCTCTGGCTTTCTTAGCTAGCTGCTTTTCAGACTCACACTCACCTCTAATCTCAGGAGTATCTATGCCTAAAATTCTAATACTCATACTCTGAAGTTCTTTGGGCAATGCAGGCACTGTAACATAGCAGGTATCCCCATCATAACAAAGATTACCCTTGAACTCTCTCATTTCAACCCAATTAGCTAGCGCTAAATTAGGAATTAACATTAATAATGCGGCAATAATATATTTCATTATTAATCGCCGCTTGATCCGTAGAAATATCCAATAACAGTAGACACACAAGTACCTAGAAGGAATCCTAAAATAATATTTGCAAAGCTTTCGGCTGCAGTAGGGATAGGTAAAAATGTCACTGCAAAAAAGTAAATAGAGCTAACTATTGACCAAAACCATGCAAAAATATAAACAAACTTAGATGCCATTAAATCGCCTTTCTTAACTAATTCTTCGTGTAATTTATTTTGTTCCATTAAATAACTCCTTACTTACTCATATACGCACTAGCACCAAAGAATGTAGCAACTGTACCTGCTTGAGCTATATAAAACATAGATAAAATATTATCTAATGCTGTTAATCTATCAATAGTTATAAAAGGTAAAAATAGCATTATAGTAAAACCAACCATACTAAGCATAGCTACCCAAGCCATTTGTCTTAGCTGATCTTCTTTTTTATCTTTATTCTCTGATTCTAACATACGCTCGGCATTAGCCATCTCTGTATCAGTAACTACTCCATCACCATCAACATCAAATTTTGCATATGCCGAGTTAGTTTCTAGCGTTTTTGCATTCATACGCTATCTCCTTATTTTTTAGGTTTTTTTGCTTTACTTAAAGCAATGGCAATAGCCTGTTTTCTTTGCGCTTCTTCTCGATCTAACCCAGAACTACTAGCCAAAGATTTTATACCTTTAGCACGAGTTTTTCCAGGTTTTTTCATTAGCTCTTTAATATTAGCAGATATTGTTTTCTGCGAAGAACCTGACTTTAGTGGCATACTATGCTCTCCTAGCTTGCCTCTTTTATGTACTTATTATATATTGTCCAGAACAATAAATATTTGCTATAAGTAAGAAGCGGATATTGTCTTTGAGCCTTATACAAGCTCATTATTATAGCTTTATCCTTCTCCGACAACGGCTGGTCTAATAAAGCCTGAAACGTTTCTTTGGCTAGTCTTTTTACTTTTATCATCGTGAAGCTCTATATACTTTAGTAATGTTTTAACTAATCCGCTTCTAACAACGTGATCTTTAGAATATTTAATAGTAGCAATTTCCTCGCAGTCTTCTAAAACTTTAATAGCCCAAGCTAATCCATTTTCTCCAGATAGATCACTCTGACTAAGATCTCCAGTAATAACTACTTTTACGTTTTCTCCGAATCTAGTAAGAAACATTCGCATTTGATCTATAGTAGTATTCTGAGCTTCATCTAAAATTATAAATGCGTCAGAAAAAGTTCTACCTCTCATAAAAGCTAGCGGGGCTACTTCTATCTCTCCTGTTTGTACTAAGTCTTGTACTCTTTTAGGGTTTGATAGAGTTATAAAGGCATCCATTAGGGGTAGTAAATATGGATCAAGTTTTTCTTTCATGTCGCCAGGTAAGAATCCTATATTCTCAGTAGCAACTACAGGTCGTACAATTACTATCCTGCCTACAAATCCAAAATCTAAATATTCTAAAGCTTTTGCTGCGGCTAAAAATGTTTTTCCAGTTCCTGCTGATCCCGTTGCAAAAACTACGTTTTTATCTGTAATAGCTGAAATAAACTGCTGCTGTAGTGGGTTTTTTGGTTCAACCCTACTAACATTACTGCTCTTTTTTCTGTTCATAAAACCTCTTTACTCTAAATTTCAATTCAGGCGCGTATACTGAGGGGCTTCCAGTAAATACCTGAGAAGTTCCATCTTCTACGGCCATAAGTATTATAAAACGATTTATAGAAGTATTAAATAGTTTATTATGTGCATTACAATAAAAGGTAGCCTGTAAGTAATAGTCTTTTATCTGCGAAACTGATTTCTTTTTTCTAGAGGTTTTATAATCAATAACTACTAAGTTATCATTCCAGTAACCAACACCGTCACATCTACCAGCAATTTGCAGATCTGAATCCCAAACAACAAATTCTTGAGAAACTGATCTAAAATTATTGGCAAGTAGATGCTTCATAAGCTCTACTGTCATTGTTTTAATAAATGGTTTTTCTTCTGTAAGTCCAGAAGAAGCTATAAAATTACGAGCTTGCTCTTTTGTGGGGCTTTGATACTCTTCGTAAAAACGTTCTAAATAGTTGTGAAGTATTGTCCCACGTTCAGCGGCAGCATTCTTAATTCTATCAGCTTCTTCTTGGCCAACAGACTCAATCCATTTTTGTAGCCATGCTTTATTAGCAGTAGCACCTAAAATTGTAGTAATACTAGGATAAGTTCCTGTAGGAGTATCGTATACCCTACCAGATGGTTTATCTATATTTTTTATTTCTTTACACTGATTATATGTTAACATATTGGTCCAACTTTGGCAATTAAAAAATTTAAAAACCAAGGAGGTTATTACACACTCCTTGGTTTGCTGTATTTTTATAGGTTATGTTTCATTATTATTCTTTTGTAGAGACGAAAGAATACATTTCTTGAGCTTTCTTCATAAGCTCTTCCATGCTATAAGGCTTATATGCCTTTTCTGCATCTTCAATTGTAGCTTTACCAACAGAAACCATCTTTTCCCAATATTTAAGATTTAGTTGAGTTTGTTGATCCATATAATCTTTTGCTAGTTGAAGAACATCAGCACGAATTTCAAAAGGATTCTTATTTGCCATCAGTTTTGCCTTTCATAGCTTTAGCAGATTGTTCTACTAGTTTGTCCATTGTAGATAGTTGATCTTTAAAAAAGTTCATAGTATAAGCATTTAATGCCTTACTATAAGTATTCCATCCAGTGGTCTTAAGATCAACAAAAGAATCCCAAAACTGCTTATTGTGTTCTACTAGTTGTTTATAATTCATAATCATATTATTACTCCTTTTGATTTTTCCGCAAGGAGTGTACATTACTTCCTGTTCATTGTAATAAGGAATATGTGCCATATTAATCTCCTGTGTTGTGTGTGATTGGGAGGCTAACCGTGGCCTCCCGCGAGTTTATTACGTAACTACCCGTTAAACCCAACTACTCAGGTTTTGACTGTATCGTAACTGCCAAGGAGCCTCGCCTTTGTCTATTTCTCGCTGACGTCTTTCAAAATCTGCTAGATCTATAGATTCTGCTAAATACTGCTCAGCTTGTTTTTGATACCAAGTTTTAGTATAGCCTTTATTCTTAAAAAACTTATTTAACCAATTCATTTAAGTTTCCTTGTTTTACAAGATGATGTACATAATCAAAAGATTCATTTTGATACTCTCTATGAAGCATTCTTGCTACTTCATATTGAGCCTTAGAATTCTTTGAGTCTTCAACGCTTTGTAAAATTTGAACAATAATTTCGTATATAGAATTTATTACAAATGTTATTGGATTTATTAAATAGTTATTTAAGCTTAGTACTAAGTGTGTCATATGTGTTCTCCTCGAATTTTCCAATTTGGATAAGACGAGGACGCATTTCTTCTGGGACTACGTATTTCAGTTCTACTGACAATACTCCATCTTTAAGATCTGCTCCGTGTACTTTTACATGTTCAGACAGTCTAAATGTGCGTTTAAACTTTTTAGTGGAAATTCCACGATGAATGTACTCGCGCTTATTTGTATCAAAATCACCAGCAATTGTTAGTGTTCGATCTTTTACTTCTATGGTTAAAGCATCTTTAGGGAACCCAGCTACAGCAAGCTCAATTAGATAGTTGCTTTCACCAGTCCTAATAATATTATGTGGGGGATAATGGTCATTCGCATGTCGAACCGCATTATCAAGTTCGTTTAGTAAATGATCAAATCCTACAAAAGATGATCTTGGAAATAGTTGTTGTACGCCTGTCATATTTTTTCTCCTTTTCACAAGCAAGAATTAATTTGAGCCCCTAATAAGGCGGCTCACTTGTTATCGACTATTAGCTTAATTTTGCTTTGAGCTACTAGTCTTATTTCTCGCATAAATCTTTCGTCTGTTAGATTTTGCAAGAAATTTTTCCATTCTTTATCAAATAGAATTTGTTCTTCATCAGTTAGCTCTGATGAATATGTTTTATTAGTTGTTTCTTTACATACTAAAGTAGCAGCAACAAATAAATTTGCACTGCCTATTACCTTAGTTAAATCATTGCCTTCTTCATCAAAATAATCATCGTCATTAGAAAGATAACTAATGTCTTCTCTTGATTCTAATAACTCAAATGCAGAATGACTTACTGTATCGTCTTCTTCAGAGTATATATCTAAAGGCTTGGATATTAGAATATCTTTAATATACTCTTTAAGTTTATCAGAAATCATACTAGCCCTTAAACCATGCTGCTAATAAAGCTAATCCCCCAGCTACCATACCGCCTAATACCCACAAAGTTTTTAAACTTGTTTTACCTTGTGAGGCTAGTTCTTGTAATTCTGTAATGCGAGATAGCAATAAGTCCATATCTTTTGTCATTTTAGATTCTAGTGCCGATATTCTAATTTCCAGCCTTTCAAATCTGTCTATCATATATTGATGCCTCTCAGCTCTTAGAGCGTCAGCAACTAATATAGCTGATTCAGCTGTTTGAAGTCTCTTAGAGATATCGTCCAGTTCTTCTTTAAAATATTGAAGTTCATCCAATTAGTTTCTCCAAACACAATAGTGCTATTCATTAATACTATTATATCAGATACTTACTAATAGTCAAAACATATTTTTTCTAAACTAAGCTGTAATGGCAACCTAAACTAGTCTAGAAAAATATGGAAAGTTATTGAATGCCCAAGAGTAAGAAACTTGCAGCTTGCGCTTCTTATCTTCTAGAGAAGAATCTTCTTTAATAATAGCTAACATTTCTACAATAGCTAGCAATACGGGATTGATAGTTTTAGATTCATAGTATCCATGCTTATTAGCAGGATGTTTATTAGTAAATTTAGAATAGTAAGTAGGATTGTTTAGTTTTAGTAATGTTTTTTTAATGGAGTCGAGTAGAGTTTGAGACACTTCTTTTTTTAGTTGTAAAGCAATTTCAAAAAACTCAATATCAAAAGCTGTTAATTTCATTTCTTACCTTATTTAAGTGAGTATTTAATATATAACAGTATATTTTACTATCTGTTAAGTTTAAATATAAGTTAAAAAATACCAAGTATCAATAAAAATTTTAATTAAAATGCCGCTATTCTACCAACATTCTAAATTTACGTATTGTTAGATATGTATATTATTATTCTATTTAATTTTTATATTGACTTTGGTAGGCTTTAGTGTATAATTTATCTTAGAGGTGAACCATGAATATTGTAGGAGTATACGATAGCATTACTGAAAAGTACGTGCTAAAACAAATAGCAGAGCTAAAACAGTTAGGATATGATGCAGAGGCTATTTCTATAGAAACTGCTGCAGCTAGTTTTGAAATTACTAGCACTCCTAGTTTCTATTTAGTAAAAAATAATAAGTTTGGATACTCACTAAATGGTAAACATGATTTCACAAAAATTTTACAATGGGCAAAGAATTCGGGTATAGTATGCAAGTAAATACGAAAAAATATGGTGGAGATCCTCTTAGAAGCTATAAAGCTTTAATGAGAAAGCTAAGCAGAGAGGGTTTATACCAAGAACTAAAAGAACGCGAGTTCTTTAAGAGTAAGGGCCAAAAACGCAGAGAAGATAAAGTTCAAGGCACTTTACGAACTAATAAAAAACAACGTCTTAGAATGGAACAATTAGCTAAAGAGTTGCCTATTGTAAAACCTAAACCAAAAACCATCAAGCAAAAAAAGTAAAATTATCCTTGCATTGTAGGAGTAATTTATATATTCTTATATTAAGAAAGTGCTTTATCATTTTTTAAGCACTATTTTTTATAATGGATATTAAATGATAATCTACTTTAGAGCTTGCGAAAAACAAAATACTATTTCCTATGTAACTCGTTTTAATAATACTAATAAAACAATTATACTGAAAAAATGCTGGTTGTCAATTCAAAATAGTATTTCATCGGGAGATAAGGTAGTCTTAATTGAGGATTCCTTATCTCCTGATACCTTAGCTTGGTTATATGCTAATAGTAAATCAGAACTTATAAAAGTATCTGTTCCGTCTCATTCGTGGGAGTTTCACCAGCACACAGTAACTTTAGTAGAAACTCTAGAAAACTACTCTAAGGAATTTCCCGAAGAGTTACATTATATCGTAGAAGATGATTATCTACATACTCCCGACGCACTAAATGTGCTTCGGGATACATTATTTTCATGGGCTTATTTTGCAGTTCCTTATGATTATCCAGATAGATATAATCCCCCAAAGCCTTGCCAAGTTTTAGTAGGTAAAGACAGACACTGGAGAACAATAGATAGTGGTACTATGACTGCAATTGCTAAAGGCTCCACTTGGCTAGCTCATATGCCAGCCCTAAAACAAGCGGCACCTACTAGTAATGATAAAGTATTTGAAGAGATTTATAAAACAGTTCCATGTATAAATCCGCTACCAGGAGTGGCAAGTCATATGACAGACAGACACCATACACCGCTAGTAAATTGGGATAAAATTTGGGAGAGTGTAGATGTATAAGTTACAATACGATCATTTAAGAAAATTTTCTAGTTCTGAAGGTTACTGGTCTACTATAGACTGTATAAAAGTAGCTAATAGTATTATTGATATAACTAAAGCTAATTCTATGCTTGAAATAGGTTTTAATATAGGATATAGTGCTGCTACTTGGATTCAATCTGGAATAAAAACTCTGTATATAATAGATATTAATTATCATCCAGATACAGAAGCAGCCTTGCACGCAACGAAAGAAACTTTCACCGATGTACATGTTGATTGGTTGCTAGCCAACTCTACTCATCAAATAGCTAAAGACTGGGTTATACCTACAGTAGACATGGCTTTTATTGATGGAGAACACACATTTGAAGCTACTCTTTCTGATAGTATGCTGTCTATTGAAAAAGGAGCTAAGTGGCTAGCATATGACGATGTAATTGAAGGTCATTCAAATGGTATACACGCAGCTATAGTTAAGCTAGAAGAGCAAGGATTAATAGAGTTGATTCAAGCTTGGCCAATGACTTGGACAGAACAAGGGTACGTAGTACTAGTAAAGGTATTATAATGAAATTAAATAAATTCAATGATAAAAACTATCCAGACTTTATTAGTCATGGAAACCATGCTCAGTTTATTTTACCTGTTGCAAAACATGTTCTTGCAGAAAAAACCCTTGGAGTAGATGTTGGATGTAAAAAACCTGAATGGGCTTATCCAGGAGCTCTTTTGGCGGATTTAGAACTTCCTGATGATTGGCACGCTAATAACCTGCCTAATGCTGGAAACTTAGAATACATATTCTCTTCTCATTGCTTAGAGCATATAGAAAACTGGGAAGAAACTCTGCAATATTGGAGCGACTCGCTTGTTTCTAATGGCATAATTTTTCTATATCTACCACACACAGATTGTGAGTATTGGGATACTAGATTTATGCCTACTAAGCGACATGTTAATAACTTTGAGCCTCAACAGCTTAGATTCTACTTTGAATATAAGTTAGGATTTAAAAATGTTTATGCTTCTCAAAGAGATAGCGCATTTAGCTTCTGTGTTTACGGTGAGAAAGCATGAAAACTATTGTAATTACTGGTAGCGCTGGACTAATAGGTAGCCATCTTTGCTATAAGTTTTTAGAGTTAGGATATATTGTAGTTGGTGTAGATAACTTAATTGGTGGCTACGCCAGCAATATGCCAGAGCAAAACAAAAGCTTTTACTATTATAATATAGACATTTTAAATACTAAGCGACTTTCTGAAATATTTAAGTTTCATAAGCCAGAAGCTGTTATACACTGTGCTGCATTAGCTCACGAAGGGCTAAGCGTATTTGCACCTAAAACAATTGTTGAAAATATTTATGCAGGAACAGCATCAGTAGCCAGCGCCGCTTGTGCAAACGATGTTGCAACGTTTATTAATACTAGTTCAATGGCTAGATATGGAGCACAGAATCCTCCATTTATTGAAGATGAAACAATTCCTACTCCTATAGACCCATATGGATTAGCTAAGCTACACGCTGAACAGCATTTAAAGCTAATGAGTGACATTCATGGCATTAAAGTTATTACAATGGTTCCTCATAATGTATGCGGACCGCATCAATGCTACAGTGATCCATTTAGAAATGTTATGAGTATTTTTGCTAATCAGTTAAAACGTAATAAACCTATATACATATACGGAGACGGGTCGCAAAAACGTTCATTCTCTCATGTAACAGACTGTGTAGATGCGTATGTAACTGCTTACAACTCTAGAGATAGCATAGGATCTGGAGAAGTATTCAATATAGGACCCGATGATGGAACTGAGATAACAGTAAAAGAACTGGCAGTTAAGGTAAGTAGATACTTTAATGTAGATCCTAATATAACACATCTACCTGAACGTCCTAGGGAAGTAAAAGATGCATGGGTATCTACTACCAAAGCTAAAACTGTGCTAAACTACGCAACTAATAATTCTACTGATGAAACTATTGCAGATACTGTAAACTGGATGCGTACTCAGCCTAATAGAGACTTTAAATATCATTTAGATCTAGAGATTATTACGCCTTCCACACCTAAAACTTGGACTGATAAACTATTTAACGCTTAAGGAAATTTAATGAAAAATGTACTAATATACAATTCGCAAGCAGTTGGAGACTGTATACTAGGAACTCATACAGCTAGATTGTATAAGCAAAAATTTCCTAATACTAATATATACTTTTGCACTAGAGAAAACCTAGTACCTACCACATCAGAGGGTGAAAAAGAAAATATAGATATACTTCATGTGCTTTCTTTACAAGAAGGCATTGCAGGAGTGGGACAAATTGTAAGAACTATAAACGGTATGTCTGTGAAGTTATTCGGCTCTAAAGAGTCGGTAGAGTTTAATGAGATTATTGAACAACATGCGTGGTTTAGTGATTTAGGAATAGTACGCAGCCAATCATCTACACTATTCGCACAGTATGGTAAAGATGATTTTTGGAATACTGAGACTGTGTTTAATGTAGGTAGTGATAAGAATTTGCCTAGCGATCATATAGTTATTTCTACTGTTGGACCACTTGACTGGAATAGAAAAACTAAAAATGAAGCTATGCGCATCGGATTTTTATCTAAACTAAAATACTACTTAGAACAAAATAATATAAAAGCTAGAATAGCATTGTTGGGTAGAGATGTAGAATATGGATCGTTATTAGACTCACTGAGAAAACTTAATAATAGTCATATTTTTATTGGACCTATGGGATTGCACTCTCATGCAGCCGCAGGTCTAGGATTAGACACTATTACAATACCATCGGTTTTTCCTGCTGAGTATGATAGTCCAGAGCATTACCACAGCGGTTGGCATAAAACGCTAAAATCTGCCATACATTGTGGAAACTATGATTGCGTAAAGCCAAAGATATATAGCGAAGATAATAAGTATCCAGAAGGTCCACATGCGTCTATGGGATTCTGGCCTAAAATGTGTGATGAAACTAGCAATGGTTTTTCATGCGTTCATAATATTAGCCCAGATGCTATTATGGAATTATTTGCAGATTGGTATGAACAAAAAGGTAAGAATTTATGGAACCGTTAGTAGTAGTACCTTATGTTAATCAACAAGAAATTCAACCGCTAAAAGCAGCCCTAAAGTGGGACGTGCCAGTTGTATTTTGGGAAGATCGTGGTAGAATAGGTAGTGATTTAGCTTATCAAACTTTATGGAATACTAATCCTAATAGAGATATTATTCTATTACATGCTGATATGTTACCTCTACCTGAAGATATAAACAACAACTGGTATCATAAACTATGCGATTATGCCAAACGCTTTCCAGAAGCTGGCATGTTTGGAACAACACTATTATATCCGGCTACCGATGAAGAAGGTAATTACTTTATACAACACGCCGGTGGGAGATTTGAAAATGGCGAGGCAATACATTACGGAGGAGGGCTTGATCTCTCTAACGGAAGCGCATCTAGAAAAGTGGAGTCAGACAAAGGACAATACAACGGAAAAATTAGAAACGTATCCTGGGTTACATTCGGCGGTGTATATTTGCGCAGCGCTATGCTTTCTGCCGTTGGCAATTTTGATCCCAGCTTTCATTGGACTTACTATCGTGACGTGGATTACTGTCTTTCTGCCCGTAGCCTTGGCTGGAAAATATATCAAACACCTGTTAAGCTATTACACTTCGAGGGGAAAGACAACAAAAGAATACAAGCCTCAGACCCAGAAAAAAGAGATAAATGGCGAATAAACCAATCTATTTTTATGGAAAAATGGAAGTCTAGTAATCTAATGAAATCTATAGATGAGATAGTATATGAAGAAACAAAAGAAGTCAATAGTAAGAGCACAAAAAAGAGCGCTAGCAGCGTCAAAAAGACGTAAGGCGTATGCTCAACAAAAACACTTATGGGATAAAGGGATAGGATTATATGAAGTCTACACAAAAGAAGAGCGTGATAAGTCTAATTAGTTATGACGCACATTATTTACCAGAAAGCATTAAAAGCTATTATAACTATGTAGACGAAATAGTTTTAGGTCTGGATAAAGATAGAATTAGTTGGAGCGGTAACCGTTTTAGTTTTGATGAAGATGAACTATGGAAAGCTTTATCTGAAATAGATACTGAGGGCAAAGTTACTGTAGTAGAAGAAAATTTTCATCGCAGTAGAGTTCCCATTGAGAACGATACTCATGAACGCAACTTTCTAAAAGAACAGTGTAGCAATGATTGGATCTTCTCGTTTGACGCAGACGAAATACTAATTAACGCTAAAGAGTTCTTTGAAGACTTTTGCCCGCTAGTAGAGAACTATAAAGACGTAGAGCTAATGTTTACATGGTTTTTGCTTTATAAAGAGCTTCCAGAAGGCTACTTAATAATTGCCGATGAGAATAGAAATCACGTATTTACTAAAGACGTACAAGGATTTAGTGCTTGGAAAAATATACATACTTATACCTATTGCAGATGGACTAACGCACCTAAAAAACTTAAATCTCCATTAGGAATACTACACTACAGCTTTTGTAGACCTGATAAAGATTTAACAGTAAAAGTAAACAACTTCGGTCATTCTATTGAAAGTAAACGTGATCCGTTCTACGATATACAAAAAACAGTAAACGCTACTAACTATAGAGATATGATTAATTTTAAAACTAGTAATATGGGTCCGCAATGGCCAACACTAAAGCTAGTGCATAAAGACGAACTAAATAGTTATTGTAAGCAAGAAGCGAGGCTGTTATATGGCAATTAATGTAGAACTAATCGGCAAAGTGTTTGACAACCATTCACTGTCTATTGTAAATAGAAATATTGCTTTGCAGCTTAAAGATAAAGTTAACTTATCAATTTCTGCGCTCGACACCTATTCATCAGACCATAAGTTATCTAAAATCGATGCTCAAACTATATCTAGCTTGGTTAATAAACCACTCGATAGTGTTGATGTTCAGATTAGGCATACCTATCCTCCAATGTGGCGTTGGCCCGTTGGTAATAACACAAAAATTGTTTTTATTCAGCCTTGGGAATACATGGCTGTTCCTTTTGAGTGGCAATACAAATTTGAGACATTTGCAGATTTGCTAATAACTCCTAGTGAATGGACAAGAGAAGTATATTTAAATAGTGGGATTAATCCTCAAAGAGTAGTCTCTATTCCTAATGGATACAATCCAGATATATTTAATAAACCAAACACTAAAGACAACACTAAAATTACAGTACTGTATGTAGGTTGTCACCAATTTAGAAAAGGATTAGACATACTACTGAGTGTATGGAGTCAAATAACTAAACAAGGTACACCAGTTCAACTAATTATTAAAGATACTCCACAAGTTTATGGAGCGTCTAACACTCAAGAAGATATTGTAAAGCTGCAATACAAAACTAAATGTGCAGATATTATATATGATGATAGTGTTAGAAGTGAAGAAGAAATGGCTGCGCTATACAAACAAGCGCACGTACTAGTTCATCCTTATAGAGGTGAAGGTTTTGGTATGCACGTACAGGAAGCTATGGCCTGTGGATGTGTACCTATAGTAACTTTCGGCGGACCTACTGATGAGTTTGTAAAAGACTTTAAGATTGCTAGCTCTAAACGAATAGTAAATATGTATGAAATTTTTGGTCTAAAAGCAGAAGACGCAATGACACAAATGGGCGGTCATAAATGGGTGCTAGAACCAGACGCAAATGATCTAGCTAAACAACTTCACTATGTTATTAATAACTTAAAAACTATATCAGTAGATACATCGTTATTAAATACTTGGACGGAAGTTGGTAATAAGTACTATGAAGTTGTGACTAAAATTTCAAACGCTTCTAGTACAGTTAGGAGTAAGCATGTCTGATAGTGATGAAGAATATGATTTAGGATTTATTTGCGATTTACCTCCACAAAAAGGCGTGAACAGAGCGATAAAGGTTACGGTTAATAAGTGGAGAGGGGTAGTTAGAGTACACACCAGAGAGTATTATCAAGATGGGGATACTGGTGAGTGGTTAAGAACTACAAATGGAATTTCAGTCACTGAAGAGCATATAGATACTTGGGTGCATCTACTAAGTGACGCATCAGAATTAATAACTGATTTATGGAGAAAAAAAGTAGATCGGATTGTAAATAAACCAGACGAGGAAGAAATTAAATGAACGGTAAAGCTTGGAATGACGAAGAAGAAGTAGAGCTAATCAAGCTATACACTGAAGATGAACTAGATATAGAAGATATTGCAGAGCATTTTGGAAAAAAGACTAGAAGTATTATCAGTAAGTTAGTACAGCTAAAAATATACAAAAAGCCAGAAGATGAAAAGACTAGCAAAAGAAGTGTAAAGAGTATGGTTATTGAACTAGAAAATATACTAGGCATAGAAATTGAAGGCTTAAATCTTACTAAAAAGTCTAACCTGGAGAAGGTGGTAGATGGCATAAAACTTAAAATCCAGGAAAGCGGTAATTTAAAGTAAAATTACATTTGCATACCGTGTTGAAAAGAGTTATATTTATTTTATCGAAATAACAAAAGTATCAAATGACTATATAAGACGAGAGTGACTAAAAGTAATATTTCTCTTGCTTGTCATAAAAAAGTTTGTTAAGATACTTTAGTTGTTGAGAAAAACAACATAATGACAACCAACCAAAAATACATATTATTATAAAGAGGAAACAGAATATGGCTAAATTTGAATATACAGAAGAAATGGTAGCTCGCATGGAAGAGCTTTGCGGAAGCGGGGTGACTGAAGATATTATCTCTCAGCTCTGCGATGAGTTTGAATTCCCGCGTCGTAGCGTAACTGCAAAATTGCGCAAGCAAGGTTTTGACGTTCCGCACAAGCCTAAAGCAGCTCCAACCTTCTCTGACGAAGAAACGAATGAACTTCGTGACTTCTTGGAAGCAAATGATGGTGCATACACTGCTGAGGAAATCGCTGAGCGCGTTGCCGACGGTAAGTTTAATGCACGTCAAATTAATGGTAAGGCTCTTAGCCTTGAAATGACTGGCTCTATTAAGCCAGCCGATAAGAAAGCAGCTCCTCGCACTTATAGCGAAGCCGAAGAAACTAAAATTGCTGAAATGGCTAACAGCGGCTCTTTCATTGAAGATATTGCAGATGCTCTTGGTAAGAGCGTTCAGAGCATTCGTGGAAAGCTTCTTTCTATGCAACTTAAAGCACCTCAGCGTGACAAGAAAGTTGCACGTAGTGATTCTTATGAGGGGATCGAAGAACTTGCTACTCGTATGACTGTAGCAGAGCTTGCTGAGCACTACGGCAAGACCGATCGTGGTGTTAAGACTGTTCTTAGCCGTCGCGGTCTTTCTGCAACTGACTACACTCCAAAAGCAGCTAAAGAGTGATCTTAACCTAAAGGGCGGCAGAAATGCCGCCCTTGCCTTGAGAAACATATTGAATCAAGACTCCGCACTGTATTTATACGACTTAGACGACAGTACATTAGATTTTATTTTACAACTATCTTATGACGAGCTAGACAAGTATGTCTCAGCTCTAATTAGTCGTTTTTACGGAGATCTTTCTGATAAAGAACCTGAGCATATAATAGAGCTTAGACATAGCTATAAAGCTAGTTTTGCTACTGAAAAATTGTACAGAGTTAATCCGCTAATAAATAAAAACTATACAGCTATATATACAAAAACAGGTTTGTTACGCGAGTTAGTCCTAGACATATATGGAATAGGTCCTGAAAAGGTAGTAATTAATTAAAAATTTGTCTTGACTATTAACCAAATATTTGTTACAGTTAACCCATCATTAATTTATGGTGGGCTTTTTTATATAAAATTTACATTGACATACTTTGTATTGTGCGTTATTATAAAGTATTCAAATATAAAAAAGGTGTAAGAAATGTTTAAATGTCCTTACTGCAATATAACCACTAATAGTCTAAAAAGATATAATTTTCCTGATTGGCACCACGTAGCTAAACATGCAAAAAACTGTCATATGAAAACAGGTGAATACTTTATTGATAGTATGGAAGGTGCTATACACTTTACAGAATTTTTAAAAGGATATTCTAGTAGCTTTATTAGGTACAAGTATCCAAACCTAAAAAGCACTATGACTTACATTAGAAATCATTTTAAAAAATTTGATATAGTAATACCAAACCCACCTAAAGAATGGAAAAAAGAAGAACTAATTAGTGTAATAAATGATTTTGTAGTAGATAATGATCGTATTCCTACTAATAGAGAGTTTAATGATAGTAAAAGTATATACCCTAGTGTTAATCCTTTTATAAGAGTATTTAAAACGTGGAATTTAGCTATTGAAAGTGCTGGTTACGATCCAAATACTAACCTATACGGCATAAGCGTGCAAGCAGATGATGGTAATAACTGTAGAAGTCTTTTAGAGTTTGAATTTATAAATAAATTTTTATGTAATAAAGTGTCTTATATTTATGAACCTAGATACCCAAACCCTTATAAGTTACTATATGATTTTTACCTAACAGACTTAAATGTTTATATAGAAATAGCAGGTGGCACTAGTAAAAGTTACTTAGACAACTTAGAAAGAAAGATTAATATTAATAAAGTAATTGGCAAAAACTTACTAGTTGTGTATGATAAAGATATAAAAAACTTTAACTCTATTGAAGGATTAATAGATGGCTCGAAAACTTACTACAGAGGAGATACCTGAAGCTAAAATTAGAAATGCTATATGGTATATTAAAACAGGTAAAACTAAAAAGTTTGTGTGTGATTTTCTTGGGATCAATTATAATACTACACGACTAAATAAAATAATTGAAGATTTTAAAGCTAAAGAAGAGCGTGAAAAGCAGCTCAAAGAGAAAGCAAAAAACGCTGAAATAACAGAAGCTACTAAGAAAGAAATAATTAAGTCTTATTTAAATGGCGAAGCTCAGTCAGCTATCGCCAAGCTTTATTTTATTTCTGCACCTAGAGTTAAAAAAGTTCTTATGGAAGCTAATGTTCCGTTAAGAGCTAGAGGTAAAAATGCAGAAGCTAAAACAGAACATATTGTTCAAGATCTAGACATTAAGTTTAAAGTAGGTGACAGAGCTTTTTCTGGCCCAGAAAACTCATTTGTAAGTATTCTAAAAGTATTTGATGAAGAATACGCAGAGTCTCTTAGACAAGGTAGACAACGTTGGATTGAGCTACTTCCTTGGAAAGAGGGCGGTAGATTTAATGAGCCTATGCTTGATATTCATTATCAAATTTATTGGGAGCTAGAAGATGGTTCTAGCTGGAAGCTAGAGTCGCTAAAAAATCATGTAAAAAGAGTAGAAACATTAATTGAGGAGACAGGTAGAGAAACGTATGAAGTATGGATTGAAAGTGAATTCTCGTTTAGAAAGCTGTTCGTTCCCAGAGCAGAGCTATTTCCTGTGGTAAATAAATAATGACTGTAGATATACAAAAAATTGCTCTGCGTAGGTTATTGTCTACGCAGAGTACAGATTTTTATAACAAGCTAGTTAGTAAGTTTTTTAACGACACTAATCTAATCATATTTCGTAAGATTGTTAAATTTTACGAAAAGAATATGCGCATACCCACTATGCAAGAGTTTTACGAGTCTCAGAAGATTGAGAATATTAAAGACTACTTATCTTCTCAGATCTATGTAGATACTCCTGAAGAACAGTATCTATCTAGTCAATTTATTGCAGACCAATTACAAGACTATTTTATTAGGGAAGAAACTATAAACTGGCTAGATAAGTTTATGGATCAGCTCGAACACCTAGAACGTATTGAAATAATTGATAGTATACAAAATCATATTCTAGAACTACATAAGTTCCTGCCAGAAGGCGAGGAACTATTTGACGTTGCAACAATTGATTCTTTCTTAGGTGAAGAACAATTTATTATGTATTCAAGTGGCTTGTCTACTGAGTACGACGCTACTAACGGTGGATTTGGTTTAGAAGAGCTTATAATGTTTGGAGGTCGTAGGGGTAGTGGTAAGTCTATTATCACACTCAATACAGCTAAACATCAGTTTGAAAGCAATAATAACTCAGTACTCTTTATGAGTATTGAGATGCGTTATGTTGAAGTGTACTATCGACTAATGAGTATGCTGTCTGGTGTGTCGTTTATGAAATTCATTAAAAACGAGCTAACAAATACTGATAAGCTGTTGTTAGCTAAAACTAAACTAGATACATTCTATGAGGCTACAGAAGAAGCTTCTGATCTGTATGCTAATCTGTTAAAAACTGGTAATCTAAAAGAGTTTGACTATGGGCTGAAAACTGGTAAAGCTAAGTTTAAAGATAAGCGTTTCCATATTGTAGATGATGTTAATCTATCTTTAGCTAAGATTGACCACTATCTAAATCTTATGACTAAAAAGTATGATGTAAAAATGTGCGTAATCGACTATCTTAACATTGTTAAAGTAGAAGATAGAATGGATTGGAAATCCCAGATCGCCATTGCTGACCAGTTAAAAACTCTTAGCCGTAAGTATAAAGTTATGATGGTTTCTCCGTATCAGATTGATGCTAGCGGTGAAGCTAGATTTGCTAAAGGGGTTCTTGACTCTGCGGATCGCAGCTTTAGATTTACGCCAGCAGATTTAAACGAAGATCCAAGTATTCTACCTTTTGAAATTACTAAGATTCGTAACGGTAAATCCATGAAGTTTAATGTACACATGGATTGGGAATGTCTAAAAATCGTACCTGAAAGCAGTAAAGTTATAGAAGGTAAGATACTAAATAAATATGGAAATGATGAGAAAGAATTTGCAGGTGATCTAGGGTGATAGCAGTTATTGGAGATATTATGTTAGATAAATATCTGCTGGGTAGCAGTGTTCGTATGTCTCCTGAGTGCGATACTGCCCCGGTAGTTAGTGTATATGAAACTATAAATAAACTAGGTGGAGCTGGTAATACAGCTTTAAACATAAAATACTTAGGAAGTCCGGTAAAACTATTTACTGCCCTTACTAGTAATAAATCTATCTTAGCAAAGCTATTAGAAGAAGAACAGTTAACTTATGATAGCGTAGTAAATTATGCAGATAGTGATATTACTAAAGTAAGACTGTATAGTAATGGAGCTTATATATCTAGAATAGACTATGATGATAGCATAAAATGTGATACTAATCAACTAGCTAATAAAGTACTAGAAAATAGACCTAGTATAATAGTTCTAAGCGATTATAATAAGGGTAGTATTATAAATCCTAATGGTATTATTAAAGCTGCTGTAGAATTAAAGATTCCAGTATTAGTAGACCCTAAGAAAGATCTAGATAAATATAAAAATACATTCGTACTTAAACCTAATTTAAAAGAATTTTTAGATTGGACAAATGAAACAACTATTACAAGAGAATTACTAATAGAGTCAGCAAAGGCACTAAATGTAGATAATCTCATAGTAACTAAAGGATCTGAGGGTTGCGTAACTGCCACTAAAAAAGGATTATATAAAGAGTATTCTGCATTTTCTGTTAAAGCAATAGATGTTACGGGAGCTGGAGATAGTTTTCTAGCAGCACTGGCATCTTCTTTATATGAAAATAATACGATAAACAAAGCTATTGAATTTGCTACTAAAGTATCTGCAATAGCTGTAACAAAGAAAGGAACAGCTTATGTCAAGCGTAACGAGGTTTAGCGGTCATATTCCTAAGGGATGGGGGTATGAGTATATCTTTGCCACTAATGATTTATATTGTGGAAAGATACTTCACTTTAACAAAGTTGGGAATAAGTTTTCAATGCACTTTCACCATAAAAAAGATGAAACATGGTATGTGCAAAAAGGATTATTCACATTAAAACTTATTAATACTGAAAATGGCAGTATCATTGAGCAGACTCTTCGCACTGGAGATTCTATCAGAATTATGCCTCTACAAGTGCATCAGCTAATAGCTTTAGAAGATGATAGTGAGATTATTGAAGTTAGTACTGCAGATTCAGCAGAAGATAACTTTAGAGTGATGCCTGGAGATAATCAGAATGGATAATATGGAAGACGTGCTAAAGGATAACAGCATTGATTATGTTGTTAATCCTAATAAGCCTACTGAACTAACTGTAAGATGTTTTAGTGGTTTGCACGTCGATTCTAATCCTAGTCTTTCTCTAAATCTAGAAAAGAATGTATTTCATTGCTTTGCATGTGGACATAGAGGAAATACTCAACAATTCTTGGAAGGGCTAGGAATTAAAAGCACATTTCAAATTGCATCTAAAATGTCTTTTAAAATAAAAAAGCTAAAGAATAAACTAGATAACATCAGATATCAAGGAGAGGTTAGGCTGCCTGAGCCAACAATTGCTTTGAGTCATGATTTTAAAGGTATTAGAGCAAAAACTCTAAAAGACTTTGGAGCTTTCTTCACAGACTCTAATGGGTTGAGTGATTATGCTTGCATACCTATATATCAACACAAAAAACTAAAATTCATAGAAGGCAGATACAAAGTTCTTAGCAGCTCTATTAGTATGCCTAAATATTTAAGAAAACCAGCCGGAGTATCTGTGAGTGATATTCTATTTCCCTTAGATAGAATAGCGGACTTCTCACATGTAATCTTAGTAGAAGGATTATTTGATGTGCTAAAACTGCATGATTTAGGATATACAAATAGCCTATGTATCTTTGGCACCCAAAACTTTACAGCTCAAAAGGCTAAACTACTAGATGAATATGGATGTAGAAAAGTCACCATACTAATGGATGGCGACTCTGCGGGTAAACAAGCGGCAGCTAAGATTGAAAAGCTACTAGAACAAAGAAATATAGAAACCAATAATATTGTTCTTACTGATGGTTTAGATCCAGGTAGTTTCAATAAAGAAATAGCTGAACACTTTTTAGGCAATATTGAAGATAATTTATATTTGACGAATGCTTAAATCTGTAATATTATAACTAATATGTTACACATAACCACAAAGAGAACTCATGACACACAAATTTCTACTAGTCTTACCTTCCCCATTAAAAAATGCTGTACCAACTGTTTTAAAAGAATATAACAATAAAATTAAATTTGACGTTGTTTATCTAAGTTCGGAACCCAAAGAAAAAATTCTCAAAAAAGACGTAGATTTAGATATGTCTATTTTTGAGCAGTATGATATTATTTGCCCTGTAGGCGGAGACTCTCTAAAGTATGCTTGTGGTGTCACAGGTATTATGAAATATAATGGTCACGTACTTAATGAAAAGTTTATTCCTATTCTAGATCCTGGAATGGTATTTATTAAGCCACAGTATGCGGATGATATTAAGAAAGCTTTTGCTAAGCTCAACAGTATTGTTTCTGGTGAGCAACCTTTAGTGCATAATAAGTCTTATACTCATTATACAGACGAAATAGATTTTCTGCCCTACTTAAAAAAGCTACAACAAGCAGATGTTATCTCTGTCGATACTGAAACATCTAGTCTATCCCCTAGAAAGGGTAATATTCTAGGATTTGTATTTAGTACAGCGCCTCATGAAGGCGTATATGCTGACGCCCATATTATTGAGCATTACTATGATGAGTTTGAAGAACTTTTCAAAACCACTAAGTGTGTTTTTCACAACGCAAAGTTCGATATTCAATTTATTGGGTATGAATATGGTTTTGAGTTTCCAGACTTCGAAGACACCATGTTAATGCATTACTGCTTAGACGAAAGTGTAGGTACTCACGGTCTTAAGCAACTTGCTATGAAATATACTGATCTAGGCGACTATGAAAAAGAGCTAGATGATTATAAGAAAGCTTGGGCTAGACAGCACAAAGTTAAACTAGAAGATTTTAACTATGGCATGTTACCGCCAGAAATTCTTGCACCTTATGGCTGTAAGGATGGTGATGGTACTATGCAGCTATATAAAAAGTTCAAGCCTATAATTGATAAGAATCCTAATTTTGTTACGTTGTATAATGATCTTCTGAAACCTGCTATCATGTCTATCATTCACTTAGAGTCGAATGGTGGCCCTATTAGCATTGATATTCTAGACGATCTTATTCAAGATTATAGAATTGATATTGAAGAGACTATGAATGAATTAGCATTTGATCCTGCTATTCAAGAGTTTGAAGAGATTACTGGTAAAACTTTTAATCCTAATAGTGTGTACCACCTCAGACAAGTGCTGTTCGATATTCTAAAACTAAAGCCTATTAAGAAGACTGATACAGGTGCTTTTAGTACTGACGCAGAAGTACTTGAACAACTTAAACATCCTATTACTGATGCAATTCTAGATCTTCGTAAAAAAGTTAAACTAAGTCAAACCTATCTAAAAAACATTAAAGATGGAGTGGACAACGACTCTCGTCTACGTTCGAGCTTTAACCTTACTGGTACTACTTCTGGACGTTTAAGTTCTAGTGGTGTTCTTAACTATCAGAATCTTCCTAGAGATAAAGATGCTGGTATCAAAAAGATCTTTAAGGCTAGAGAAGGATATAGTATTGTTCAAGCCGACTTAGGTACTGCCGAAGTGTATGTTGCAGCTGCACTGTCTAACGATAAGTTTCTACAACAGGCTTTTATTCAAAAACTAGACTTCCACTCTTATGTAGCTAAAAATATGTTTAAGCTAGATTGTGCGGTAGGCGAAGTAAAAGATCTGTATCCAGATTTGAGACAGTATTCTAAAGCTATTACATTCGGTATTTTGTATGGTGCTGGTCCTTCTAAAATTAGTGAAACTGCTAATATCACTATGGAAGAAGCCAAAGACTTTATTAAGAAGTATTTTAGAGAAGCTAGTAGCCTTCGCAAGTGGATTGACGCATGTCTTTCTACAATTGAAACAAACTACTTTATTTATAGCGCATTCGGCAGAAAGCGTAGACTTCCAGAAGTAGGATCTGATAATAAAGGCGTTGCCGCTCACGCCGCTCGCAGCGGTCTAAACTTCTTAATTCAGAGTGTTGCCAGCGATATTAACATTTATGGGTTGATTGACACTGTAAACTGGGTAAAAGAGAATAAACTTCAAGATGATATTAAGCTTTTTGCTACTGTGCATGACTCAGTAGTTGCTGAAGTTAAGAATGAGCTATTGCCTTTATATGCCAAGACACTAGTAACCAATCTACAAAAAGACAGAGGTGTATTTATTACAGGATGCCCAATTGTCGTAGACGTGGAAGCTGGCCCTTCTTGGGGTGAATTAAGTAAATATGAGTTACCTAAGTAAATTTTATGGAATAAAGTTTCCTGCTTTTGCATTGTATTCAGTACCTTTTGATTATAAAATAGGTACTGATACAATACAAATACAAAAAAGAGAATTTCACGACTGGTACATAATAGACAGATTTGACAGAAATAAGACTGTACTAGAACGCTATCTATCTGTAAAGTCTGATGAAATAAATTTTGATGCTACCTGTCTAAATCTAACTCATGTGATTAATAAGCCTGTAAAATGGCTGATAGATTCAAAAGCTAAGATATATGACGTAAGTAAGAAACAAAAATTTATATCTAAAAGCTTACCAATAATTAAAGTAAGTAAAAATGCAGTATGGGTTCCTACGGTTAGCTATCCGTTCGAACTACCTATAAAACTAATTGATAGCAAAGAACTACTAAATCAACATTTAACAATAGTAAAAATTGATAAAGTATGGGTGATATACAAAGTAACACCATTTAAAATGGATGTTACTGAAATAAATATATAATGAACAGTAAGATAAAATATAAAATACGTAAAGCTACAATTTCTGATAAGATATACTTTAATAGAGACGATATATTAGATATTCCTTTTCAAGACTTTAGATATGTATTATTTAACTATAATTTAGGTGATACCTTTTATTCTACATTAGAGTATGATGAAGAAACTGGAATGTGTAGCGTTCCCAGTGGATCTTGGCATAAGCTAGAGATACTAGAGTTAGAAGATCTAAGAGCTAACACGGATAAACAGAGCTGGTCATTTAAAGGTGGGCTAAGAGCTGAGCAACAATCTGTTGCAGATAAGCTATTACAAAATAACAAGCTTTACAGCGGATTAATTAAAGCTGATTGTGGCTGGGGTAAGACTTATTTAGGAACTTATCTTATTGGGAATTATAAAAAACCTACTATTATAATATGTCATACTAAACTATTAGCATACCAATGGTTAGATGCTATAAAAGAATTGATAGACGTTGATGAAGTAGGTTTTATAGGTGACGGTAAAGAATCAATAAAGCCTATAACAATAGCAATATATAAGTCTTTGCTTACTAGACTAGATAAAGTATTAGATCAGTTTGAAGTGTTGTTTGTAGATGAAGCTCATTTGTGTCCAGCAGAAACATTTAGCAGAGCTGTAAACGGGGTAAATGCTCGTGTAAAGATTGCACTAAGTGCTACTCCTACTAGAAAAGACGGCTTACATATTATATTACCGGACTTTTTCGGACCAAATAGAATAATTGCAGAGAATGTAGATAAGCTATCAGCATCAGTACAATTAGTACAAACTCAAGTACCTTTTAGAGTAATAAATCCAAACAGAGACTGGACTAGGCAACTAACTAAACTAGCAAAGACTACTTCTTATTTAGATTTAATAGCTCAAGTAGCAAGAGATAAAATAGCGCATGGTAGATGCCCTCTTATATTAAGTGAGCGCATAGAAATGTTAGAAGATTTGCAGTCTAGAATTCCTAATAGTGTATTATTAGTTGGTAGTACTAAGAACGCTCAAAGAGAAGATATACTAAAAAATGCAGGAACTAAGTATTCTGCCATACTATCTACAAAAATATTTGATGAAGGTATTAGTTGCCATAGATTAGATACTCTTATGTTCACTTGCCCTGGAAATAACTATGCAAAGCTAGAACAAAGAATTGGGCGTATTCTAAGAAGGCATCCAGATAAAAAAGATCCATTAATTATAGACTTTTGGCTAACAGGCCCTATAGTATATAATCAGCAACAGGGCAGATTAGAATGGTACAGAAAACAAAATTACGAAATACTAGAGAACTAGAAACTATCAATGCTGCAATTGACCTAGCTACTACCGGTTGCTTCGATAAAGCTATTAATTTAACTAAGAGAAAACTGAGTGGCATTCACTATTTTTCTTTCTTTTTAAAAGGCTGGAAAGCTCAAGCTATGAACGATCATGTAAAGGCTATAAGCTGCTTTGAGCAGTCCCTAATTAAGAACCCGTTAAATGAAGATGCAATAACTGGGTTAGCTTCTAGCTATTTAGAAATTGGAGAGTTTAGTAAGGCAGAAGAATGTGCAGAACAACTGTTACTACTTAATTCTAAGAAACCTCAAAACTATCTAACTTATGCACTAGTACTAAGTAAAAAGTATAAAGGTAATATTAGTAAGCAACTTAAAGCAACTGATAACTTTTCTAAAGCGTATAATTTACTAAAAGCTGAATTTAATAGTTCAGAAGAGCATATACGTATGTTAATAGATATATTAACAGGGTGGGGTGCTAGTCTGTTATCTACTCATAACTATTCAGAAGCAGTATCACTATTAGTAGCTGCTGAAGAGTTTGACCTGGGTGATCCCTTAATTAATAAAAACTTAGCCTCTGCCTATTCTAGTTTACTGAAAATTGACGAAGCAATAATTGCCGCACAAAAAGCTCAAAAATCAGAAGACTATGAAGTAGTGATGGATTCTCTATATCAAGAAGGTATGTTACAACTGCTAAAAGGTGATTTTCAAAAAGGTTGGAGACTTTGTGAGTTTAGACTAAATACTAAGCAATTTCAAGGACTAAAAAACTATAATATACCTAATTGGAATGGTGAAAAGCTACCGGAAGATAAGAAGCTGTTAGTGTATCAAGAACAAGGGCTAGGCGACTTGTTGCAGTTCTCAAGATATTTACCATTAGTACATTCTAGAGCATCAAACATTGATATAGAAGTTATCGCTAATCAATATGAAAAATGGGAAGACTCTACGTCTGAACCAAAATCTTTTAGAGAGTTTCTACATAATAACTATAAAGATTACGTATCTGACTCGTATGTTAGAGGATGGCATAAGAATGATTATTCTAAGTATGCCTATAAAGTATCTTTTATGAGTTTACCTAGAATTTTTAGAACTAATCTTGACACTATCCCTGCTGTACCTAATTTTAAGGAACATAAAATTAGCAGTGATATGATGTTAATACCTACCTATGATATTGGTATACTATGGCAAGGATCTAAAGCGCATCATAATGATATAAACAGATCTGTGCCTACCCAGCTAATAGAACAGTTTATTACTAAACATAGTAACTTAAAGTTTTTAAATCTACAGTTAGATAAAGATGAAAACATAAATAAGCTGCCAAATGTAGACTATCACAGTGATAAGCTAAATTATTTAGATGATACTCTAGTATTGCTAAAAAGATGTAAGATAATAGTCACTGTAGATTCTATGATAGCTCATTTAGCAGGAAGCGCCAATCTTAAGACATTCGTACTTCACGCCTTCTCTCCTGATTGGAGATGGCTATTAGATAGAAAAGATAGCCCTTGGTATCCATCTATTACTAATATTAGACAAAAACAATTAAGAGATTGGAATTCAGTATTTGAGCAATTAGGTCAGGAAATTAAAACAGTATTTAATAGTGACTTTAATATTGACTAATGCTATTTAAAATTATATTATGGTAGTACAATACAATTGGTGTGAGATAAACTCTATAACAACAGTACCAGAATCGCAGCTTATTCTGATATTCGCCCTATGTATAGGAACTAAAAAACAATTATCTGGTAGTTTAGAGTTATTACGCAAAAAGCTAATACTAACTAAAATGCCGAGTACTTTGGTTAACTATGGATATATAGGAGTTTATAGGACTGGAGTATTCTCTCACTACAAAACAATTGAACCACAAAGCTATATACGTGATTGTTCTTTTTTACACATGAGATTTACAGCTAAAGAAAAAAGCGATTATTTATATATTTTAAGTCAGAGATCTATAGTAAATAAAAACAACTGGATACCTGAACACTACGTAGAACCACAATACCACACAAACCCTTTGATAAGAAAAATCAAAGATAAAATCACATTTCCACTGGAGAACTAAATATGGGAAGAGACTGGACACAACTTAAAAAACCACAAGCACAATCTAACAACTCACGCGATATTGAAAGAATTCGTATTGACGGAGCTGAAACAAGAGTACGATTCGTCGGACCTGTTATGCCTCGTTATGTTTATTGGGTAGTAACAAATGAAGGTAAAAAATATCCTCTTGAATGCTTGAGCTTCGATAGAGAGACTGAGCAATTTAATTCTAGCAGAGATCCTATTAAAGAATTGCCTGATTATATCTACTCAGAAAAGCCTCAATTTGCTTATATCTGTAACGTAATCGACAGAAAAGATGGCAAGCCTAAGCTATTGGATCTTAAAACTACTATCTATAAGCAATTGGTAGACTATGCTACAAACCCCGACTATGGTAGCCCTGCTGATCCTGATAATGGCTACGATATTACGATTAAACGTGAAAAAACTGGGCCACAACCACAAAACGTAAAATATACAGTTATGCCTAGTCGCAATACCATACCCTTGACTAAAGATGAAAAAGATATGGAACTGTTTAGCCTTGATACTATTTTCAAGCGCCAAACTTACGAAGAACAAAAAGAATGGCTACTGAAGAACACTACTTACTTCACAGAAGAAGTTGCAGGAGATCTTAATAGCACTGAGGGAATGGAAGATCTATGAGTAAGAAATCCTTAAAAGATTTAGCAGCAAATTCGGGGCTTGAAAGAGCCCCGACTACTCCGTCTGATACTAACCAGCTACCTGCTGGATTTAGCTCTATTGATGGGGATAAAGTAACTATTGATATGAATTTTTTAAGGAAAATGAATATCTTTTTTGCAACTCCATGCTATGGTGGAGCTGTAACTGACCAATACTTTTTAAGTATGTTCAGAATGTCTCAAGTTCTTATGCAGCATGGAATTCGTTTTAGAATTACCACATTAAGAAATGAGAGTCTAGTAACTCGTGCTAGAAATATTCTAACAGCTATGTTCTTAGAAGATAGAAGCTGCACTCATCTAATGTTTATTGATGCTGATATCGAATTTGATCCTGATGCAGTTATTAGAATGCTTGCTATGGATAAAGATATTATTGCAGGAGCATACCCTAAGAAAACAATAAACTGGGGTCAAGTTCAAAACGCAGTACAATCAGGAAAAACTGATCAGATAGCTACTTATGGTGCTGATTATGCTATCAATCTAAAAGCTGATCCTGAAACCAGACGAGTAAGAACTCATATGGGTGCTGTAGAAGTTTTAGATGCTTCTACCGGTTTCTTTATCGTAAAGCGCGAAGTTATTGAACGCATGGTAAAAGAATATCCAGATCTTCATTATAAAAACGACTCATCTATTGATCCAAAGTTTAACCCACATTGCTATGCTTTCTGGGATACTGAAATTGATCCTACTGATAGGCGCTATCTATCAGAAGACTATGCGTTCTGCCGTAGATGGCAACGTATGGGCGGAGAGATTTGGGTAGACCCAAATACTAAACTAAATCACGTAGGTAGTTATACATTTGAAGGTAATCTAGCAAACATATTGCAAAGGGCATAATGAAAATACTACATGTAGCAGATATTCATATAAATCTTCACAAAAAGAAGATTCCGTATGAGTGGCAATTAAATAGATTCAATGCACTATTTCAGAAACTGTTAGAACTAGAACAAGACTGTGATGTTGTTGTTCTAGCTGGGGATATATTTGACAAAAAACCAGAGACAGATGAAATATGTGTATTTCTAAGCTATGCTAACTCTGTTACAAAGCCTACTTTAGCAATACCAGGTAATCATGAAGCGTCTACAAAAGGTAATACATTTTTAGAACACTTTGAAACTGAAAATGCTATTAACAATAATAACTTCATACTACACACAAAAAACGCTAGAACAGTAATTAATGGTCAAGGCTTTCAGCTGTTTCCTTATGGAGAAATGCAAGTAGGTAATATTCCTACATATGTAGAAGGCGATATACTTATAACTCATATTCGCGGAGAAGTTCCTCCACACATCACTGCAGAATTTGATTTTGATAAGTTGAAGCCTTGGCCATTAACACTATTAGGCGATTTGCATTTTAATCATAGGTATAAAGATTATAATGTGTACTATTCTGGGAGCCCTGTTAATACAACATTTGATAGGGATGCCAGTAGAGCGTATGGTGTAAATATTATAAACTATATAGACGATAAAAACTATTCTATTGAATTTGTAGATTTAGAACTACCTAAGCTTATAAGAAAAACAGTAGATGTCTCAACTGAACTAGTAGCAGATAAGTTTCACCATGTCGTCTATGAAGTTACTGGTACAATAGATAATCTAAGTAAAATTAAAAATCATGAACTGCTTGATAAAAAGATTGCAGATAAGCCTTCAGAAAACTCTGTGTTAGACTTAACTGATAAATCATTATTAGAAGAGCTTAGTTTGTATTTAGATTTTATTAAAGTAGACAATAAAAATAGCGTACTTGAGCTATTCTCTAAATTAGGTATAAAATAATGGGCGTAGTATTAAAGACACTAGAATTTAGTAATATGTTTAGTTATGGTCCTAATAATAAACTAATACTAAATCAAAATAAAATAACACAATTAGCCGCTCCTAACGGCAGCGGTAAAAGCTCTCTAGCATTAATAATTCAAGAACTACTGTACAATAAAAATGTAAAAGGTTTAAAGAAGTCTGATATATTGAATAAATACAATAATGCAAAGACCTGGGAAGCTAAGCTTGTATTTAGTATTGATAGTGACGAATACGAATTGACTTCTAAAAGACAGGGTGCATCTACTAAAGTATCTATTATAAAAAATGGGGGAGATGTTAGTGAGCATAAAGTCTTAGATACATACAAAGAACTATCTAATTCGATTGGTAGAGATTTTGAAACGTTCAGTCAACTAACATATCAAAGTAGCACTGATTTATTAGAATTTCTAAAAGCTACGGATACGAATAGAAAAAAATTCTTAGTTAATCTATTTAATCTATCTAAGTACTTAGATATTGGTGATAATCTAAAAACTCTTAACAGCGCTAAAGAAAAAGAACTAGCTGGTAAGAATGGCGAACTTAAGACCGTTCAACAGTTCCTATCTCAGAATCAATTGCCCGAAAGAGCTGAGTTGATTGAAGTTCCAAACTTAGATGAATCAATATTACCTGAAATAGATAAGTTACAATCCGAAATTAATGAACAAAAGTCTATATGCACTAAAATTGATAAAAATAATCTGTATATACAAGAACAACAAGTTTTAAAGTTTGATATTGGTATGACTTATACAGAGCTAGATACTGAGATTGTAAAAGTTTTAGAAGAAGAAAAAAGCTTAGTATATAAAGAAGAATCGCAAAAAGCCAAAGCTGTAAAGGATATTAAAGCTTTAGATACGTCTGACCATTGCTACGCGTGTAAACAAGCAATTGATAACTCTAAGGCTACTCAGTTAAGCGCTGCACTAGCTGCTGAAATAGCTGACTTAGATACGTCCATGATTGCTAGAAATAAAGTAATTGAAAGACTAAACTCTAAAGTAACTAAGAATAAGGCAGAGAAAAAAGCTTATGACGATAATCAAAAGGCTATAGATAGATTCACTCAGCTATCTCAGTTGATTGATATTAGCATACCTAAAGAATATCCAGATTTTAATAATATATCAAATAAGTTAAGAGAGTTAAAAAATAAATACGAATCTCAAAAGAAAACTAGAGACGAAGCTATAACTTACAACGATAGCGTAAAAATCAGAAATGCTAAGATAGATGCCCTAAAAGAGCAAATTAGAGATTTTAAAGCTAGACAAGAGCTAATAAAAAATGATATAGTTATTATTCAAGAAGAGATAAGTAACTTAACTATATTAAGAAAAGCTTTCTCTACTTCTGGAATAGTTGCCTACAAACTTGAAAATGTGGCTAAACAACTTGAAGAGAGTATTAATTATTATCTAGCGCTTCTAAGCGATGGACAGTTTCAAGTCCTATTTAGACTAACAGGTGATAAGTTAAACATTGTAGTAATTAATAACGGTGAAGAAGTTAGTATAGAGTCTCTTTCAGGCGGAGAATTTTCTAGAGTACAAACTTCTGTATTGTTAGCTGTTAGAGGTACACTTTCAAAAATAGGTGGAAAAAGTATAAACCTACTATTTCTAGACGAAATAACAGGCGTACTAGACGAAACTGGTAAAGAACGTCTTTTCGAGGTGCTACAAGAAGAAAAAGACTTAAATGTGTTTTTAATATCACATGACTACTCTCACCCTCTAATACCACGGATAGAGATTGAGAAAACAAATAATATAAGCACTATCCGCTCTTGAGGGGGCGGATAGATTCTTTTATGCGTAAGGAGAAACTAAATGATTACTATTGGAAAAAATCCAATTAAATTCCAACTAAAACAAAACTTTAAGGATGAACTATATAACACTCCGGTAAGCTGGGGCTACGGCGGTTTATCTGCTTTTACATACTACAGAACGTATGCAAGAAAAAAGGATAACGGTAAACTAGAAACATGGTCAGAGTGCGTAGTACGCGTTATTGAAGGTATGTTTTCTATTTTAAAAACACACTCATTAACTTCTGGTCATACTTGGGATGAAAAGCGCGGCCATAAACTAGCAGAAGAAGCAGCTACTAGACTATACACATTTAAATGGACTCCTCCAGGTCGCGGACTATGGATGATGGGTACTGACTTTGTGTGGGAAAAAGGCGGAGCTTGCCTAAATAACTGTGCTTTTGTTAGTACTGAAAATATTGATGCAGAACTATCTAAACCATTCGCATTCTTAATGGATATGAGCATGGTTGGAGTTGGGGTAGGTTTTGATACTAAAGGAGCAGGTAAAGTAGCTTCTTATGTGCCGCAGGGCGATGCAGAACTTATTACTGTAGAAGATAGTCGTGAAGGCTGGGTAGAGCTAATTTCTTGCTTAATCGATTCTTACTTGGAAGAAGGTTCTAATCCTGTAATTCCTGATACTAGCTTAGTTCGTGCTTATGGCGAACCTATTAAGGGATTTGGTGGTGTAGCTTCTGGACCAGAACCGCTAGTACAAGGATTTAATGGTATTCGTGATGTACTAGAAAAGCGTGCTGTAAGTGATAATCCACTACTAACCTCTGTAGATATTACTGATATTATGAACATTATTGGTAAAATTGTAGTAGCGGGTAACGTTCGTCGTACAGCAGAAATTGCATTTGGCGAACCTGAAGATGAAGAATTTACTAAGATGAAAGACTGGCAACAGTTTGGAGTTGAAACTGGTTCCATAGCACCTATTGAGCTAAAAGAGCTTAACGAAGAAGATTATAACACTTATAACAGTGATTGGAACTCAAGAGCTGTAATCGCTAAAAAATACTCGGATAAGATTTGGGCATACAAGTTCGGCGGATGGCGTTGGGCATCTAACAACTCTCTATTTGCAAAAGTAGGTATGGATTATACTGCACCAGCTGAAAGCATTGCTGTAAATGGTGAGCCAGGATTTGCATGGTTAGAAAATATGCAAGCTTACGGACGCATGAAAGATCCAGCTGACTGGAAAGATAGCAGAGTTCGCGGAGGTAATCCTTGCTTAGAACAGTCACTAGAGCCATACGAACTATGCTGCTTAGTTGAAACCTACCCAGCAAAACATAATGATTATTGGGACTTCCAGCGTACTCTAAAATTTGCATATCTATACGCTAAAACAGTTACATTAGTTCCTACTCACTGGAGAGAAACTAATGACGTTATTAAGCGTAATCGTAGAATTGGCACTTCTCAGAGCGGTATTCAAGAAGCAATTCTAAAGTTTGGAAGACGTAAGTATCTAGACGAATTCTGTGACAGAGCTTACAACTATGTTAACTACTTAGATCAGAAGTATTCTGAATGGCTAGGCAGTCCTCTTTCTGTTAAGAAGACTAGCGTAAAGCCAAGTGGAACAGTTTCGTTAGTAGCAGGAGCTTTACCTGGTATTCACCACGCAGAAGCAGAAAGCTACTATAGAACAGTTAGAGTTTCTAACACAAGCGAACTGCTACCAATTATGCAAGCTGCTAACTACAGAATTGAACCAGCAGTTAGCGATCCTACAAGAACTTCTATAGTTTACTTCCCAGTTCTACATGAAAAAGGTACTATCAGCAATAAAGATGTTAGTATTTGGGAACAATTTGCTAATGCTGTTGATCTACAGCGTGAGTGGAGTGATAACCAAGTAAGTATTACTATCACTTTTAGAGAACATGAAAAGTCTCAAATTGCTAGAGCTTTAAGTTGTTTTGACAAGCAGCTAAAAGGAGTTAGCTTACTACCGCTTAGCGATCATGGTTATGCACAAGCTCCATATATTTCTACTCCTAGAGAAGAAATTGAAGCTTATGCCGCAACTCTATTGCCTCTAGACTTTAGCACCCTAACTGCGGAAGGTGAAGATGCTAATGCTAATAAGTTCTGTGATAGCACAGGTTGCGCTATCTAAACTATGTTTACAGTTTATACAAAAAGCACTTGCTCATATTGTGTAAAAGCAAAACAACTACTAAGCAGTAAGAGTATTGAGTTTCTAGAGAAAAACATTGAAACTCCAGAACTCAGGCTCGAACTGCTTGCTAGGTATCCAGAAGTAAAAACAGTTCCTCAAATATATCTTGGAGATGTTCGTATTGGCGGATATGACGATTTAGTAAAATACTTTGAGCAAACTATTTAAAAAACTTTTTTGACTCTTAGCTTATAAATTGCTATCTTTAAGCTAAGGAGTAATTTATGTCAAATTTAAGTAAAACTAAGGGCAGGACTTATGAATATGTTGTAAGAGATATATTCACAGATGCTTTTAAAACACAATTTGAAAGAGTGCCTTTATCGGGCGCTCTTTCTTATTTAAAAGGTGATGTTTATGCACCTTGGAAACCTGATTTTCCTTGGTGTATAGAAGCTAAGCACCACAAAGAAGTGCCTTGGAATAACGTTCTAACAGCTAAAAGCTCGCTACTGCTAGATTTTTGGAGACAAACTACTAGAGAAGCTGCTGTAATGAAAAAGTTACCACTACTAATATATAGATGGGATAGAAGCAAGAACTATGTATGTTGGATAGATGATGATATTAAAATAAACAATTATCTATTTATAAAGAGTGCAGATTGTGAATTTAAAATGGGTTTATTAGATGATTGGATTCCTAAAGCTCAGATAAAGCTTAAAGGCAATTCATAATTATTCTTGCTACTCGCTAGTTTATATGATAATATTACATATGATAATTAATTTAAGAGGAATATTGTGGTAACAAATTGGGATGATCTTGCAGAACTAACGCAAGCTAAAAAAGCTGTAGAAAATGCTAATAATCTATTGCTTATTGACGGAGTAAATCTAGCATTTAGATATTTACAACGTAAGAATTATAATAATTTTACAGAAGATTATATTAGAACTGTTACTAGCCTTGGTAAAAGTTATGAAGCTAAACGCATTATTTGCTGTTTTGACTCAGGCGCTTCTGCATATAGAAAAAATCTATTTCCAGAATACAAAGCTAACAGAAAAGTAGAACGTAGTGAAGAAGATCAAGAACGCTTTACAGAGTTCTTTAACTGTTTATCTGATACTATTGACGCTCTGCCATTCGAACACTTTAAGTTTAAAGGCATTGAAGCAGACGATCTAATTGCTTACTTTTCTAAAAATCTTAATAGTAAATACTCACACACTTGGATTGTTTCTAGTGATAGGGATTTGTACCAGCTTATTAAAGAAGATGTAAGCATTTTTAATATGTATTCTAGAAAAGAGATTGATTTACAGTATTTACTAGATAATTTTGAACTAACACCTCGTGAATACGCTATGGCTCGAATTATTGAAGGCGATTCTGGCGATAATATTAGTGGGGTAGAAGGGATTGGTCCTAAGCGTAGCATTGCCTTAGTAAAAGAATACAAAACGCTAGATAATCTGATTAACAGTTTACCTATTGTTGGAAAAGCTAAGTATATTCAAAATCTAAACAAAAGCGTAGACACACTAACTAGAAATGAGAAACTAATTAATCTATTAGACTATATTGAAGACGTGTTGAGATCAGTTGAAAAACAAGATCTTATTATTGACATGTTGGATAAAGCTGTAAAAGGGTAATAATGAAAGTTAAACTATTTGCATGTAGCCAACCAATCGAAAGCGAAATTGAAGGGCTTGAGGATATTCAAGATATTATTGCGTATTGCGCTAAAGTATCAAATCCTCAATTTCAGAAACAGTTTGATAGCTCAGATCGTTTGCTAAGATATCTAATCAAACATCAGCACTGGTCACCTTTTGAAATGGTTAGTGCAACTATGGAGATTGAAACTACTCGCGATATCGCTCGACAAATGTTACGTCACCGTTCATTCTCCTTTCAAGAGTTTAGCCAGCGATATAAAGAAGTTGATGCTCTTGGCGAGTCGTTTGTTATCCGTGAAGCGCGTCTCCAGCATCCGACTAATCGTCAAGATTCAGTTGAGTTGGATTTAACTCGAGAATATTATAGAGATATTGATAGAGAGTGGCGTCGTAGACAAGAGGCAGTAATTAAAGCAGCTAAAGAAGCATATGATTGGGCTTTAAGTGCAGAAATTGGAATTGCCAAGGAACAAGCTCGTGTGGTACTTCCAGAAGGTAATACTGTAAGTCGTCTATACATGCAAGGAACTATTCGTTCGTGGATTCATTACATTGAACTTCGTTCAGCAAACGGAACGCAAAAAGAACACATGCTAATTGCAAAAGAGATTGGTAAAGCTATTTCTAAAATTTTCCCTTTAGCAACTACTATTAACAATAAGGAAAAACAAAATGACAACTAGTGCAAATACAAAAACCGCTACAACTAATGTAACGGCTAAACCTGTAGTTAAACAGGAACTAAAAGAAGAAAGAATTAGAAACGTAGATGATACTGCTGTATGGACAGTTATTGGCATTGAAAACTGCCCTTGGACTGCTAAAGCTATAGAGCTACTAAGAGAACATAAAGAAAGTGTTAAACCGGTAATACTTAATCCTGAATGGCAGCGCAGACTAATCGTCCAGTATCAAACTAAAAAATCTCCCTCGATATTTAAAGGAGCAGCGTATTTTGGTAGTTATGCGGAATTAGAAAACTACTATAAATGTTGGTTCTTTTCTGAGCGAGAGAAGTTCTAATAAAAAACCCCGGAAATTCCGGGGTTTTTATTTTATCTTTTGCCTTTGCGTTGAACAGGCTTTGCTGGATTAGTACCGTTTACAGGGTGTCTCATAGGAGCTCCTGAAGTTACTTTCTTACCCTTTACTCCACCAGATACAGTTGCTCCATCATTGATAGAACCACGAATTCCGGCTTCATTAGAGTTTGGATAGTTTACCTTAACTCCGCGCATCGCAGGTGTTCCGCCAGCTGTTGGCATTGGAGCGATAATAGGACTAACTAGTCCCTCACCAGAAGCCTGAGTGTAGTACTCAGATGGGTTTCCAGAAATAGTATTATCTGCGCCAGCCATATTTTGCAATTTTGCCATATGTTATCTCCTAATTAGCGTTTTGGTTTATTTTTTATAGGTATCATGCCTCTACTCTCATGTCTAACAGGTATGTAGTCTAGAGAATTGACATTTGGGTGATCTGCGCTTGATAATTTAAGTAACGTTTCATCTACTCCTTGTTTATCAACAGGGTAATATTGCTCGTCACCAGTATTAGGCAGAAATATAAGATTTTTCTTTTTAATCATCGGATTTACTCCTTATATATACATTATAGCATATCGAATATCTAAGTCAATTTAATTTTTTACAATTATTTTGGTGCAGTAGCGCCTTCGTAATATTGTATAATAGTTTTTTGCTGCTTAATAAATCTTAGCATTTCTTGGGTGTTAAAAGCTAAGTTTTCATAACTGCCAGGAGTAATAGCATACCACACTGGCTCACTTTTTAATTTGTCTAAGTTATTTTGTGTTATAACTAAAAAGCTTACGGGTTTAGTAGTTACTGCTCTGGGTTTTTCTGGTGCTATTATTGGTGGAGCGTCAGGTACTGGTAAAACCTTAGGAGGCTCTGACCCGCCAACACATCCAGCTAACAGTATAGTACTACTGACCGCCAGTAATAGTTTCAATTTCTTTAAATACATTCTTAGTACCTCTATTTATTGCTTTTTCTATTAATTCAGGTTTTTGCTCACTTAAGTATCCTAAATTATTTTCTTCCATAGCTTTTAGTGCGTCTTTTGCTTGCTGTTCAGCCGCAGCTTTAGCTGTGCTTACTTCGCCTAGTAGCTTTTGTTGTCTGTCTATAGCTTCTTTATAATTATTCATATTGCTTTCACTAGCCTCTAGACTTGTAGATAAATTAGCATTGGTTTTTACTAGTGATTGCATACGAGTTTGAGTATAAATAAAGTACCCTACAGCAGCAGATACTATTATAGCGTATAATATAATTTTATTCATTTATCCTCCTACAGCCATAACGCTGATTGTAGCATTATCACTAAAGTTTCCATTTGATGAAATTAGAGCTTTAATATTGCAACTTGTTTTTGTTACGTCATAAACTTGAGCGAATTGTGATATAGCTGAATCAACTACTATAGCAGATATTTCAGGTATTTCATAAAAATTAGCATAAGAATAGTCAAACACTACTCCCGCTACTGACGTAATCTGAAGTTTTTGTCTAATAGTTTTTTGCTCAGTATCTACTTCATATTTTAGATCTTGTAGTATGAGTTCAGCTTGCTCAGGTTCTGAGTTAATTAATTGAAGTTTTATTTGGAAATATTGAAAATCAGAAGCACCAGGAACATAATTTTTCCAACCAAATTCAACATTATTAGCGGCACCAGTAAAAGTATTGCCATTTACATTACCGTGACCTGGGTATCCCACAACACCATTAGCATTGGCAGCATAGTATACGTTAGAAGTTGCATATCTAACAAAAACGTTTTGTAATATGCTTCTTTCTTCGCCTAAGAATGTAACAGTAGCTTCTGGATCTCCGTACTGCAATAAGTTAATTAAAGCATATGAATTACCTGCTATAGTAACATTACCAAAACTATTAGATCCTGAAGGCCTGCCATTGGCAAAGTATACTTCGCCTAATGCTATAGCATTAGCATTAATAACTCCTGCTATTAGTGCAAAACTATTAGCGTTAGACACATCATCAGTAAATTGACCTACATTTCGTATAGCATAGACATTTCCCAAAGCACTGCCACTTACAAGAGTTTTTTGAGTACTACTATAGGTTACAGGCGCTGCTTGAGCATTATTGAATCCTAGTATAGAGCCTATGCCTCCAAAAGCGTTATCTACTAATACATTAGCACTAGGTGATAACCCTGCAGAACCATGAAAATCAGTAACTCCAGATACTACAGTGGTAAAAAATGTTCCATATGTAATACCAGGAGTTGACGCGGCTATAATAGGAGCTATTCTAACAGTAGCCCTTACAACTTCGCCCATATCTCTGATAGGGGTTATATATTCTGTAAAATCATTAGTAGACGTAGTTAGGTAGCTTGTATTACTGTACAGAGAAAATCCTGTAGCACTGCCATTAGCATTATCTGTATTTGAACTATCACTTAAAACTAAGCCACCATTAATTGATTCACTAAAACTAGTAAAAGACAACTCTGGATAATCATTGGAAGTAGGGAATGATACATTATCTTGGGTGATATAGGAAGTAGAAGGATCTGCTTCATTGTAAGATTTGATAACTCTAACAGTAGAAGGTCTAACAGTGCTAAGAGCTGAAGCTCCAATATCAATACTTTCTATATCGCTAGTATCTCTAACTCTAAGTAGATAAGTATAAGGTCCAAAGCTACTAATAGGTAGGGTATAAGAAGTATTAGGGAAAGCTACTCTAGCTACCACAATAGAAAAACCCCACGCTGCGGCTATAGACTGTGTAGAAGTTACATCTACTAAACCTGGATATTGCCTAATTTCAACTTCTTTGGTATCTAGATCTAGAATGTACCCTTCTGTAGTTAACTGGAACTGCCAAGAGAATAGTAAGAAAAGTCCTTGTTGGGCTACATTTAGATTTTGAACTCCAGAAGGTCTGCCTTGTTTACCTATAATAAAATGAGTTACTCTTTTAGGAAATCCTCTAAACAATCCAATCATTGGAGTTATAGTTATTTCTACAGTGTTACCACCAGCTGTTCTGCCTCTAGGAAGTCCATTTATAGTATAAGAAATATTAGTAATAGATTCGTCGTGAGGTATAGAAGCTATACCGCCAGGAAGTACCTCACCCTCTGCTGAAGTAACTCTATATTTAATCTCATAAGATGTTATATCTCTCCCAAGTATTGTTGGGAATGTTGCAGTTATATTAATAGACGCACCGCCAGAAGTATCTATAACAATAGATTCTGTTATGGTTATATTACCTATTTTGGAAGCGTTTAGTGGTTCTACCTCTATAACTTTTCTTATAGAATTGCTAGATCTGTTATATCTATTTATATTAGTAGCTTCTACTATATATGTAGCTGGTTGTGTGCCCTGTAATCTACCAAATTCATCAAGTCTTGCAGTAGTATATCTAACTTTGCTTTTCTGATATAGATAGTAAATATTATTATTGGATAAACTATAAGAGTAAGGATAAGCGGAAGAAGAGTCTACAGTAAAAGAGTTAGAAGTTAAATTACCTACAGTACCTGTTAAATCAGGGCTCACATTTAATAGATATAGCCCACCTACGTTAGCTGAAAATTCTCTATTAAATTTAATTTTATAAAAGTTGTTATTAGTTAAGTTGGCATTGTATAACGCATCATTACTAATATAGCTAGTATTAGTAACTGAATATAAGTTATTAAAAACAGTTAGAGATACTAAATCCTTTAATTCTATAGCTGGTACAGTGTATAGCTCTACTACAGTTTTTATTTCACTAGTAGTACCATCGAGTGATATACTTACGTTATCATTTACAAGATTGAAGTTATCAGTTTGATTATCATCTAAATAAACTTTAATAGTATTTCTACTTCTAGGAGTTATTCCTAGATTGGCAGAATATGTACCTGTTACCCCTTCTACATTATTTGTTCTTTTAATTGGCCTAGTAGATCCAGATATATAAGCTGTTCTATTTGAAAAATTATTAGTAGTAAGAGTTTGATAAGCAGTAATATAAAAAGGAGGTGTAGGTAATATTGTACTAACAAGGGAAGATTCCCCATAAGGCTTGTTAGAAACTGTTATAGTATTTGCAGTTATATTATAGTTTTTAATATCTAAACTTATAGTAGAGTCTTGATTTGTAAATCCTACAGAACCTTCTTGAATTGTGCTGACAGCATACTGTAGTATAGGAGCTTTAATGTATGTAGTGGCTATACCCTCTAAAGCTGGAACCGCTAAAATATGAGTAGCATAGTTATCATCTTGAAGTAGATGTATATTAGGTACACTAAGAACAATACTAGAAGCATTAGCCGTATAAGAATTGCACAGAACTGGAATAGCCCCTAAAGTTGTAGTAAACCCATTTTTACCTGCGTAAACAAGTTCCTCTCCTGTAGTTAAAAAACTAGTATTGCTTGTGTTAATTTTATATATAGCCATATTTATACTCCTATATAATCTGAAAAGAGCCAATTTCTATGACCACAGCTATAGTACCATAACTTACTACAGTCGTTGTTGGAACATTATAATTAGTAGTGTTTACTAATGCATTGAGAAGTAAGTTGTAATTTATTACACCCTCATTAGTTTTTGAGGGTATAGACCTTAAAGAAAGTAGTGGTGGTGGCGGAGTAACGTAGTTTAAATTACTTCTTCTTTGAGTTATTACATTCTTAGCTGCTAAATCTGAGTCAGCTATTACAGAAGAGTTATATTCTGTTACAACTAAAGAAGTCTTGCCATCATTACTTATACTTATAGATTCTACTCTGAATAATTTAAAGCTACTATCATTATAAATATTAGATGGGTCTATTTCTCCCAGTGCCCATAGATCGCCCCTAGTAGGAGCTGTTATAGTTGAAAAAGCAGTATTAGCCTCAAAAGTTTTAGTTAACATATTAAGTTTACTAACTATATTAACATCTATTAAGTCTATTCCAGATGAAGTATTACCTGTTTCCACTAAGTTATAAGAACTATTATTTACAATATAATAATCTAAGTTATTGCTAACTTGTTTAAATATTTTAAGCACTATAGGATTAGTGTTTGCAGTAAATACACTATCAGATATGGCAGGGCTTGTAATATGCTCTAGATAAGCATTAGAAGAAGCTACAGCTGAGTTAGCTAAAACTAAACCGCCATACCCGTAAGATACTCCAGAAATAGTATGAGATACAGCAATAATATCTCCAACTTCTAAATCAGACGCATCAGCAAAAGCAGTAAACTGCATTTTTCTTTTAAGCTTTCTAGCAGAATCTAATGCGTATTGAGCAAATCTTAAGGCTTCACTTTTTCTAGTGCAACCAGATACATCTATAGATATTCTATTAGTCTCTTCAAATTCAGAAACTTCAGAGCTATCAAGAACTACAGTTTCCTTCTCAAAATGATTTAAAAAGTCTATATAAGATACTTCAACCCCTGTAGGCACGTCTTCTGATCTAACCCCAGATATTTTTAACGAACCAGCTTCAATATTAGTCTCATTAAATAAAGCTACTGGTAGAGAATTTGCTTTATCTACAATAAGTCTAATCTTATTACCTGTGTTACTAAATACAGCTCTCATACTGGCTGCTAAAGAAGTTATAATATCTATAACAGGTGTTTCGTCTGTAATAGATAATCCGCATACAAAACGTCTTTCTTTAATTTCAGTACCTTCTGGAAGACCTAATAGCGCATTCTCTATTTCAGTTTGATACCCATTAGGTTTATATCTAAAAGATCCATCAGAAAAGCCAGTTACGCCTACAAAATTACCTGTATGAGAGTCTACAGCATCTACATATTGTGCTGCGTTATAAAAATTATACTTATCTATAGAAGATTCTGGGACTCCTAGTATATTAACTAGTAGGTGTCTAATTATCCATACTCTATTTTCAGTCCAGTCTTTTTTATAAGTTCCATCCCATATACCATCATAAATATTAATATCTGGTGATGTTAACAACTGAGATCCAGTTTTTTGTAATCTGTATCCTGACACTGCAGCACTAAATGCCCCTGTGCTAGGAACTTCAATTTGTCTCCAGTCTACTTCTCCACTAGCTAAAATAGGTTGATTATAATTAGAGGGTACATCTACAATCATACCTTTAACTAAGCTAGTATAAATAGGAAGAGATTCTGTTCTAAAGTCTGAAGATTTAACTGCGTATCCTGCTATAGCAGTTTTTGGGTATGAGTGAATTTGCTTTCTTATCTCGTCAAAACCTATAACTTCAACTTCAGATACATACCCTGTTTCTGCTATATCTTCTGATAGCTTAAGAATAGATATATTGTAACCATCGTTAGAACGTTTATTTTCTGGTATTTTAAGTTCTAACTCAGCAGCCATACTATCATTAACAATACTATTTATTAACAAACCACTGCCGACTATATAATTATTTAAGTTTGAGGTTTCTGCAAAATCATGAATTAACCCTACGACTGATAGTTGAGCTGGCTCATTACCACCATTGAATTCAGTTCTTAGACCTAGTACATTAAATTTTACCTTAATAGAGTCTATTGGGGTTAGTCCTTCAGATGAATTAGAAGGATAAAATAGTATATTGGTAGAAGGCGGTGCTGAAGTACCAGCAAAGGTTGATATACCGCTTTTTAATATTACTGGACTTACAAATCTAACAGGAGTTACAATATCTTCTGAAAAAGAAGGCATAGCTGTTTGTGTAGCTGTACCAGTAGCGTATCTTGCTGCAAATATTTCTGGTCTGGTGTTGTTGGTAGCAAAGTCTACTAGATCATCTATATACTTACCGTCAATTTCTATATCTTGCGGGCCGTTAGGATTAATTCTGTAAATAGGACCTTCACCCAGAGCTAATTGCATATAAAGTATATCTGTACTTTTAGAGGTATTAGGGTTATAGCTAAAACTACCATCAAAATCTACTGTAAGAGTGGAACCTACTGATTCTACTCCTCCAGCGATAAAAGGAACTAGTTTGTTATTTAAGTAAAAATACTTTTTATTCATATATAATCAGCCACTCTAACAGTATCTACTCCACCTCTTTGTATGTGCTTAATATACTGATTTATTAGCACTCCTGAAGTTCTAACCATTCCAAAGTGTAACGGTATAGCTTTTCCAGCTGCATCCATAGTAGCTAAAGAACCAAAACCTTTCGAAGGATCTTCTGAGTTTTCTAACACACCATTTTCTCTATTAACTTTTCGTTGAGATATGTCAAAAGCAGTAGAAGATTTACCAAATAGTACAGAATCTCTAATACGCTTATCAATACCACGTAACGCAATAACTTGATTACTAACTGGGCTAGAAGACCCGTAAAACACATTTAGATTACCTAAACTATCAAAACCAGTAGATACACCGCCAGAAATAGTAGGTATTAAATATATGCTGTCTGTTCTAGGCTTGAAGTCTAGTTCAAAGTTTCTAATATACTTATCCCCGTCAACTAAAGTTAGCTGAGAGTATAAATTAGCTGAGAATATATGTTGTTTAAATAGAGGAAGTAAATTTATACAAGCAGATAGCACATCTCTATAAGAAAAAACATCTATAGTTATTTCATTGCAGTTAGTATAGCTTTGTAGTGTTTTACTAAATTTTACAGTGACTTTCATTAAATCTCTCAAAGGATAGTTCAGAACTATCATTTAACCAGTATATGTATGTGTTATTAGCAAACCCAACTAAGAATTTATATTCTGAAAACACAGTACTACTAACATCTCTTTTACTAGGTATTGGATCTGTACTTCCTGGATGGGAGTGGTAGAATCCCCATATATCATCTTCATGTTGTAGTATTGCTAGTGGATCTATAACAAAACTAGTTTTAGGTCTATTACTTATATTCTTACAAGGTATATATTCAAAACCTTTAGTTATAATACCGCAAGCTTCTTTAGGATATTCTCTAATAGAGTGAGATTGCATATCAGACTCAAGCTTATTAAAATTAAGTGGATGCACCTGGAAAGCCTCCAAAGTTAATTAAGTTTTTACGTAGTGAACAAGCTGTTAAAGTCTTTGCACAAATATCTTCTGATAAATTACCAGTAGACACATTATTAATAGTAAAATATCCGTTAGCAGTTAATGGCGGATTTGATCCAACTATAGTACCGCTTCCATTAGCTGGATACTTACAGTCTTCTCCTTTATATCTAAAGGGGCATGTAGTAATAAAAAACTTTTTTCTAGGAGCTGAGTTTTTAAAATACTGTAACCAATTGCTAATATTAAAATTAGCTTTTAGTTCATCTAACTCATCTAATCTATTAATAATAAAAGCATGTTCTACATAAGCATTTTTATCTGCTTCATGGTTAATTATATAAATCTTATGACCTGACACAGAGTCTACTAAATCATCTGTGGTGCAAAATAGTTTATTACCGTCAATAGACGATATAACTGTAGAAAAACCAATCTTTGCATTAGAAGTTATGATATCACCAACTCTATAGGGCCCCGTAGAATATACTGTTATACTATTTTCTGATACGTTAGCAGATTTTACTACAGAATACTCAGGCCAATAGTCTAGAAACTTAGCATAAGTAAGTTTGATTTCTACTATAGCTCCTAGCAGATCTCTAGAGTCACTTTTAAACGGTATCCAAGTAGCACCTGTAGCTGCAGTTGTTTCATATGTGTGAGCAGCGTTAACCCCTCTAGAAGCAGCTACTGAAGAATTATAATGCACATTAGACGGTACTGTTCTAGGGTCTATATTCTGTACTACTTCACCGTTAATATATGCAATTGTAGCATTTGTAGAATTAAATCCAGCTACATTAGCATTATCAACTAAACTAGCCATGTACCCATCAAAGTTAGAAATAGATAAAGATATTTCACTAATTTGACCAGAACTGTCTGTACTAATGTCTCCACTCTCTAGTGCAGTAACTTTATAACTATTGCCACCAAAAATAACTGAATAGTTAAAATCACTATAAGTCTCGCCCACTACTTCTGCATATCGCAACGGAAAGCCGTGAGGCCAAGGAAAGGTATCTCCTGAATTAGATGGATTACCATTAGCATTTTTAGGATACCACTCTCCAGGATAATATATAGAGTATAGTTTTACTAGGGGGGTTTGTTCAAAAGAATTCTTTTCTGCAATATACGGTGTATTAAATATACCAGTTATAACTGAGTTAGCTGTTTCTACATAAGATACTATATTAGAAGCTACAAAATGTGCAGATTCAATGTTGCCGCGTACTACCTGTACAAATAGCGATGTTACTGCGGTTGTTGGATATACAACAAAATCAGTAAATCCACTTTGAGTATTAGCTATAACTTCTAACGGTAGAAACTGTATTGCTGATGAATTACTGCTATAACTATCTCTAGGAGCTACTAAACCGTCTACATACACAGTTATAGTATCGCTTAAATCTACTGAAGTAGGAGTAGCAAATACATTTATACTTCCATTAATGCTAGCAGAATGATCTATAAAAGTGTTCTGAGAGTATAATATAGCAGAATTGCTAATTAACCTTTCACCGTTAATAAACTCTAAGTATACGTTGCTAAGTCTAATCTTAAGATTAGCAGACTCTATAGCTATAATTTCGCCTACAGTATTGCTGGACTGACCTATAACAATATTTCCAACTGAAAAGTTGGCAGTATCTGATAGTTGTACTATATAGTCATACGCTCTTGTAGACATTATGAAAATACTTCCTGTATTGTAAAAGTTACGTTGTAAATATCAGTAAGTGGGTTATCTGTTGCAATTACTTGAGTAATATTTAAGTCCCCACTAAATCTTGATATCATTGTACCAGATTGCCCTGCATATGACAAATCAAATTCAAAAGATTCGTAGGTTCCTCCCCTAGAATTATAAAAATTTTCTATTGCCTCTTTATAAACTCCTCTAATATTGTTGAATACAAAGTTAAAAGTACGTTTGCGTCTACGAGATATTTGTCTTCTACGTTCATACCCGCCCTGAGATGTAAAAATGGCATTATCAAATGACTGAACATACACATAGTTTCTATCAGGTCGTCTGTTAACCATAGAATAAACTATAGCATTATAGGTATATGTAGCATTCGTAGGAAAGGCGGTCATTATCTTATACTCCTAATTTGTTGACGAATAGGTCCGTTAGTTCTAATATCTTCAAGTATAACATCAACAATAATCTTTTCGTTTTCACGTCTTACTACAGGTGTTGCAATAGCGTTAACAGGAGTTCCATTATTAGTAATATTAACTTCTACATTTACATCCCCACCAAAATCCCCGCTTCCAGCATTTATTTTGTTTAGGGTATCTATACCAAGTTTTTCTACTATAGGTTTACGAAGTATAAACTCTCCAGGCTCTAACATTGCAGAGACGGAGTCTCTCTTACCTAGCATACCTTTTTGTGCAGATTTTGTTACTAGACCACCATAAGCGCGATTATCACTAGTTATTTTATCGTAGGCACTTATATTACCATATATTGTTTTAGCAGCTTGAGCACGTTTAGCATCCCCTAACATATAAAAATCAAAGAAAAGAGGATCTATGCTATTCAGTTTATCTACTGTCTTTGCAAAATAATCTTGGCTAGTACTATCGTCTCCAGAACCTAGAGCACTATTGCCCACTGCAGGAGATCTAAGATTTAAATTACTGGATCTATCAAATTGTTTAAGTAGCTTACCTTCTGCAAGTACTTTATTAGCTCTGTCTGCGTCAACACTGTAGTTATTGCTATCCTTATATCCAGCAGTTACGCCGTCCGCCACAGCGCCTACAGATAGCTTGTTATTAGTTAGTGCAAGGCCGGCGGCTCCGCCTAAAGCAGCTCCAGCAACTAGACTAAGACCACCGGTAACAACTGCTAAAATAGCTCCGACAATTGCTCCCAATATTGCATTAAGCCAGTTTTTCTTCTTCTTTTCAATTTTACCACCATATCCAGAAGTTAACTCACCAATTAAATTCTTTTCTCTAGCATTTCTCATATCATTTAAACCCATATGTACTGCGTTTATTCTTTTTCTTTCGGTAGCCCACCCAGTACTATCAAACAGATCTTCAGTCTTAAGACCGTAATCTTTTGCAAGAGGGTTTACTGTGAAGAATCCACGTTGATAACTGTTCTTACTGTTAGCAAGTGAAGCTACAGCTCCGAAATGCGCACCATCTTTATACATAGTATTAGCCGCATTTGCATCTGTGCCATATGCAGTATTTAGGTAAGCTTTTTCTTCTGCATCAAATAGTCCACCATATACTAAAGCACCTGCTTCAGGATTGAAAAATTCATATAGACCAGTACGAGGGTTTCTAGTACCGCTACCACCAGCACGTTTTAGCATCTCAGCTTCTTCTGGTGTTATATGTGCCACCATTGTATCGTTGTATCTACCTAATTTAGAAAAAATTTCTTCCATACTAGCTCCAGAGTTTATCATAGATAGAATATCTTTACCTATAATTTTAGCTGAAGAAGCCTTGATAACATATTCTCCGTCAGATAGTCTTGCAGGGATAGAATCACTAGTACTAGTACCTGGGCCAGATACTGGACCCCCTTCAGCTAACGCAACTGTTGTATATTTTAAACCTGACTTATCTAGAACTTTAGCCTTACCAGAATTATCAGCAATTCTCTTTAGAGTAGCTGAATCAGTACTAGAAAGAGTACTAGCCACAGTAACACTAATATCAGTATCTAACTTATCAACTTCTAATTTTACCTTACCCCATGCAGTAGCTAAATCTGTTGCTATCTTGGTTATTTGAGTTCTTAGAGCCTCTACTCCAGTAGTACCTGTTAACGTTTGAATTTGTGTTTGTAAATCTTTAAATCTAGTAATAAGAGTCGCAGTAGCTCCTGTAGTAGGATTAGATAAAGCATTAATTTGAGCGGCTAAACCAGTCACGCTATTTATTTGAAGGGTTAAGTCTTTAAAAGCATCAATAGATGTCTTAAAGTTTGATATAGAAGTATTTGCTCCTGTGTCGAATACAGCTAATAGCGCATCAAAAGTTTCTTTTATATTTGTTAAAGTTGAAGCGTTTAACGAGGTATTTATGGCAGACCCTACTCCATTTATTCTGTTAACAAAGTTAGTTGTACTAGTTGTAAAGTTGACAGCGTCTAGTCCAGTATTTGTAAGAACTCCAATCTGATTTATTCTAGATACTAAGTTAGGTACGTTAGGAGAAAAAGTTGTAGCGTCTAATTGAGTAGTAATAGCTGTTCTTATACCCGTTATTCTAGATATTAAGTTATCTATATTAGTAGCAAAAGTTGCTGCATCTAATTGAGTATTGATAGATGTCTGCATACTACTTATTCTAGCATTAAGACTAGTTACACTAGCAGTAAAATTTACGCCATTTAATTGAGTGTTAATAGATGTTGGTATACTTGCTATTGTAGAATTAATATTAGCTATACTAACACCAAAAGTTATACCATTTAATGCGCTATTAATAGTAGTTTGTATATTTATAATCTCTTGAACAGCTGATCCGAGTGTTACATCAAAATTTATATTAGATATGCCAGAGTCTAAAGCACTAATAACAGTAACAATTTGCCCTATAATTTGATTAGCCCTAACACTAATATTAGTATCAGGTAGATCACTGTTGATAGCGCTAATAAAAGTACTTATCTGGCCTAACACCCAACTTGATACTGCATCAATATTTAACTCTTCTATGGCACTATTGACCACCCCTATAGCTGTAGTTATAGAATTAACAGCACTGGCAGCAGCCACGTTTATATTAACTGCTTGTAAAGTGCTATCAATAGTACTTATGGCAGTAGTTATAGAATTAACAGCACTGGCAGCAGCCACGTTTATATTAACTGCTTGTAAAGTGCTACCAATAGTACTTATGGCAGTAGTTACAGAATTAACAGCACTTGTTGCAGCCGTGCTAATATTAACTGCTTGTAAAGTGCTATTAATAGTACTTATGGCAGTGTTTATAGAGTTAACAAACCCTGTAGTGCCTACTTGAACGTTAACTGCTTGTAAAGTGCTATCAATAGTACTTATGGCAGTAGTTATAGAATTAACAGCACTGGTAGCAGACACGTTTATATTAACTGCTTGTAACGTGCTATTAAGAGTGCTTAGAGCAGTAGTTACAGAATTAACAATTCCTGTAGTATCTACATTTATATTAACTGCTTGTAAAGTACTATTAATAGCAGTAACAAAAGAATTTACTTGTCCTATTATATTCTGTGTTGCAGGGTCAATATTTATTTCCTGTATACTGCTATTAACTACTTCTATAGCACTAGTTATAGAATTAACAGCACTTGTTGCAGCTACTTCAAAATTTATATTATTTAATGTTGATTCTACTACTAGTATAGATCCGTACAGCTCGTCTAAAGATGTAAATGCATCTAAATTTACATCTAAATTGCCGAGACTATCCATAGCTATTCCAATTTGTCCAACATCTTCTAATATAAGTTGTAGTGCAGCAGTTTCTATATCTCCAATTGTTTGATTAACTACTGAAAGGCCTACAAAAGCACTAGTTAATCCTTCTAGGTCTGTACCTACAGCAGAAATTAAATTACCAAAAGAAGTTTCAACCGCTTGTATACTTACATTTAAGAAATTTCCAGATTGTGTTAGAGTATTTATAGCAGTACCTATGGTCATTAAGTTTAGGTTAAATGATTCCATAGGCCCGCCAGAAGCAGTTAGAACGTCAAATCCATCTGTTTGTAGAGTAGTAAGTAGGGAATCCCTAAATTGTGAGAATATTCCACCTTGACCATAAAATTGAGAAAGTCCTTCTTGATCTAAATATCTTACTAAGTCATCACTAAATTCTTCAAATCTATCAGTTAGCGCTATGCTAGCATTACTAACAGTTATTAAACTTTGAGATATAGCATTTGCTGGTTGGAAATAAGAAGCTATATTACCTATTAAATTTTCAAGTTGTGTAAAAGCATCAGAAGCTCCTTGTACAGCTGTGGCTACTTCTTGATTTCTTATTGGATCAGCTAAACTTGCAAACATAATTTCAGCATTTTGTCTAGCTGCCTCAATAAATGAATCTCTTAGTGCAGCACCAGCTACGCCTCCTACAACAGTTAGTATTTCTGTTAAAGATGTAGTATCTCTATTAAACTCGTTTAACGCAGCTCTCATTCTATTTATCACAGACTCTTCATCAATTCTAACCTGATTTAAATTAAAATTAGACTCTGAAAGAAGTTCTGTTATTGTTCTTAGATCCTGTTGTGATTCTAGAAAAGTTTGTGTTGAATCTTTAGTTTTTTTAATTATATCTGATTCTTTTACACGAGTATCTATTAGTTCATCATTTAACGTAGCTAGAGTAGCTTCTACGAATGCTAAATCTTCTTGACTACTACTTCTAGTAGCTAGTAAAGCTTCATATTCAGCTTCAACAGTGACAAGTGATTTAAGTTCTTTCTTTAAGGCATTTTGCTTAGCGCTTAATTCTGTAAACTGTGCAAATCCAGCAAAATCTAAAGATCCTCCAGCTAATAACTGATCTAATTGTGACTGTACACTTACAATTTCTCCACGTAGTGCTGCAGAAGATTTTCCACTAAGTTTATTACTCTTTTCAAATTCTGCAACAGCTTTAGCTGCAGTAGAAAATGCTTCTTTAGCTGTGTCACGTAAATCAAATAATTCATTTCCTGATTCCGCTACGCTAGCTAGAGTATCGTCATAAATACCTAAAATCTCTGAAGTTTGGTCTGTTATGTTTTGAGTTAAAGATATAAGATCTTCACCTAATTGTTGAATGGCTGATATAACAGTATTTTTTGAGTCAGTATAGGAGTTTGCAATTTGATTTAATAGAGACTCATATTCGTCTACCATAGATTTAATTTCTTCTAACACAGAAACCGATACTTCTTGTAGCATTTCAAGACCATTTGCATACGCAATACTATCTAATTCACCACTAATAAAATTATCATTTAGTAGAGTTATAGCATCTTCGAAGTTAGTTGTAATGTCTTCTCCCTTACCTATACTATTAAGAAAACCTGTAAAACTATTAGTTAAGCTAGTACTTACTTGTTGGTCAAATGCTTTCATAACATCAGTTATGGCAGTAAATGAAATAGGTATCTTTGAAATGTCTACCATTTGGCCTGATATTTCAGCTAATTTCTTTCTAAAATTTCTGCTAACCTCTACAAATTTTACTATAGCTTGGATACGCTCATACTCTAGTATAGTAGCTAAACGAGTTTCCGCGGCAGCTAGTGCCGCCGCGTTACCCCATGCTTCATTAGTAATGATAGCTTTTAGGCCAGATTTATCAAGAGTATTTATGTAGGCGTCAACTTGCAAGGCAGCTAATTCTGTAGCTTTAGCAATATTATCTGCGGCGCCTGTAACTATATCAGCATTTACATTTGTGCCTTCTCCAATTTCCTTATTAAGTTGGTCATAGATACCTTGTAAGTCGGATATTCTAGCAGCACTTTCTTCCAGCATATCTCTAAGCTCAAATGCAGCAGCATATGTTGGTTCTTTTAATTTCTCTATACTGCTAGATAAAGCATCCCCAACGTCAGTTACTAAAGTAGTTAATTTAGCATTTATAGCTTGAGTAATAATAGTATCTACATCAGGTATTTCTAATTCTTCAAGTACAGTGCTAAAAGCTTGTATGTTAGCAATAGCTAAACCTTTCATTGCTTCTGCAACAGAAATAATATTACCTTCTAAGTCCTTAGCCAAACCTATTTGAGCTAAAGCATTATCTACTACAGAATTATATGCTTCTTCGTACTCAGAACTAGCTTCACCAAATACTTCTTTAGTGTCTGCTAAGAAATCAGAATAGTATCTACCTACATTATTTGCATTAGCTAATGCAGCATTATTTATAGCTTTAAATATTTGTGCAACTGAAGAACCAGTACCGCTTAGTTCTGCTAATGAAGTATCAAATTCAGAAGCAAATTGAATAGCTTTATCAAGTCTTTCAGCTGTTTTTTCAGCTACGTCTGCTAGAGTTGCAAATCTATCTATAGCAGCTTGGATTCTATCGGCTGCCGGCATAGATTCGTCAATAGTTAAGCTGCCAATCCTTAATCCCTGAAAGAAAGAATCTACAAAGAATTTTCCAGCCTGTTCGGCAGTACCACCCTCAAACGATGCTTTAAAACCGTTAGCAAATTCTAAGGTTGCACCGTTAATTCCTTTTTTATAATAGCTAATGCTTGTATTAACAGTGTCAGAAAACGATATGCCTGCAGCTGCTAAAGAAGATATTACCCCAGTAAGAGACGCTTCAGCTATACTAGCTAAAGCTTTAACATCTATTTTTCTACCTGACATACTAGTAGTTTCAAAGCCTTCAGAAGTTAATGTGCCCTGAGCTTGTCCTCTAGGTTTTTTACTAAATAACCCACCTAGTAAAGCGCCTATGATAGGACCTAATACTGGGATTGCCGCACCTAATGCTGTGGCAAAAAATCCTTTTCCAAGAGCACCAGTTATTGCTCCAGCTATTGCATTACTAAAGGCTGGTATAGCAGATACTATGCCGCCAATAGCGCCGCCTATAGAACTTCCCATACCCATATCACCAGTTAGCTGCCCTATCATTGATCCAAGATTAAAACCATCTAAAGCCGCACCAAATAGGTCCATAGCTTTAACAACATTTTGATTAAACGCTGTTGCTATGTTCTTACCTGCGCCTGCAATATTGGTACTTGCTTCAGTACTTTGTTTAGAGGCTGTACCCGCTGTTTCGGCAGCTTTATTAAACTGCTTAACTGCGTCAGCAAATTTATTTACAATCGGTTGAAAACCGATCCCAGCAGCACCACCTACTCCACCCATAGAATTAAAAGCTCCTATAGCTTGAGAAAGTTGAGTTATGGTAGATGTCATTTGAGTAAATTTACTATTAAGTAGATCACTCAAAACTGATAAAGTTTCTTGTGTCTTTTGTAGTTTTTCGTCTGCTTTAATGCGATTAGCAGTTACTTCTTCTAAACGCTTCTCTAAATCTATTTTCATTTCTTCTAGAGTTTTGGCAGCTCCTTCTTGAGCTATTCTAGCAGATCCTGCTTTATTCAATTCCATTATAGAATTTTTTTGTTCTAATAGTCTTGAAACATATTCCTTACCTGATTCTTGTATTTTACCGTCACTGCTTACTAAAGCGTCAATAAAATCAGTATAAGATTTATTTACAGCCTCAGTCTTAGAGGCGACCTCTTCTCTTAGTGAGTTTTCTTTTTCTAAAGTTTGTTGTAACTTATTACTTGCCTCTTCTGTTTTAGCAGATATAAGACTTAATGTATCTGAAATCATAGTTTCTTGAGCAGCTAAAAGATCAACTTTTTTCTGCATAACAGAAGTAACAACTCCTCCAAGAGTATCTAAAATTTGCTGAGCTAATTGCTTAGTGAGTTCTTTTATCTTTTCTCCGGTTTCATTTATAATCTTTTGCATTTCTTCTAAAGCTTCGGCACGCTTTTTTGCATCGTCTTCGGCTTGTTTAGCATTTTCATCTGCAATAGTTTTTAATGCTTGACGACCAGCAATACCAATTGCTATACCATCGTTTCTAAAACCTTCTAGGTTAGCTGCATGAGCAGCTGCAGCAGCATCTGCTTGCTCGTCAAAATTATCTAATGCTGTCGCATGATTCTCTGCAGCTGCATAGGCAGTTTTAGAATAAAAATCTTCAATAGATGATGTTAATTTATCAAATGCTGGAGCATAAGCCTTTGCAGCTGCTGTAATATTTTCTGCTATTGCGGCCTCACCCAGCCCCATTTTAGGAACAGCTATACCAGGAGGAGCCGCAGCGCCCACTGCAAGAGCTATTCTAGAAGCTCCTTCAGAAAATACTCTAGCTAAGCCTTCTACTAAAATTTGATTTATGCCTTCTTGCTGTGTTAGACTTTTAACATAGGTACTAGCTAAGGCTGTTAAATTATTTCTTTGAACTTCTATCTCTGCTAATCTAGATTGTTTCTCGGCTTCTCTTCTAGACACTTCTAGAGCGTATTCTTGTTTTAATATATCTTTTTCAATAGCTATATTTTGAAGTTCATTTAAGTAGCGCTTGTTTTCTGCATCAATTTGTAAAGCTAATATTTCATATTGCTTTTGTGTTACAGTTTTAGCTGCTTCTACTGCGCTTAAATTTTGAAGTTCTTTCGGTACCTCAACTTGAACTTTAGTATTTGCTAGAGCAGCGTTAACCTCGGCCACAATAGAGTCTACAGTAGCAAAATTATCTAAATCTGCTAATGCCTCAACTATATCTATTTGAGACTGTAGAGAAGCTATCTGTGCATCTAATTGCGCTTGTACAGCTTCATAATTTAAGTTTAGGGTTTCAGCTTCTAATCTTAGTTTTACTATTCTATCTTCAGCTACAAATTCAGAAATATCTCTTTCTACTTGCTTAAGTTGTTTATCAAATTCTTCAGTGCCTTTACGTAGTGCCTCATATATTTCTAGAGCAGTTACCTTAACAACTTTCAATGCGTCATTGTAGTTATTAGCTTCTTCAGATGCATCTGAAGAAAGGGTATTAAGGCTAGATAATGCACCATTTAACCCGTAGGCTGCGTCTATCTCAGCTAAACGAGCTTGTCCAGTATTACCAACTAGTGAGAATATTTCAGATTGTAATCCTAATTGATCCTTACCGGCGGCCTTTAGTACTTCGTTTACATCAGTTTCGAACTTAAGTCTAGCGTCATATGACTCCTTATTTTTTTCTAATATATCTTGTAAAAAAGCAGCTCTTGCCAAATCTTTTTCAAAAGAAGTAGCAGCTAAAGCTCCACTAGCCTGATCTACAGCAAGAAGATCTAATTTAGTTTTTAATTCTGCATCAAATAGTGTTGTTATGTTCTCTTTAATCTTTAACTGATCTCTAAGAGCCTGGGACTCTGTTAGTAGTATTCCAAGTCTTTCTTGAGTAGCACCAATACCTTTAGATATTTCTGCTACTATACTTGACTGTAACCTAATTTCCTCATTAAGTATTTCTAATAATTGTGTTGGTATACCAAGTTCTTCAGCGGCAGCTCTTTGATCTTTTAATTCGGCTAATTTATCTTTAGCAACATCTAATGCGGCACCGGCTCTAATTAAACTCTTAGATACAGCTGCTTCATTTTCCGCAAATTTCTCTAAGGTTATAGACCCATCATCAACAGCGTTACGAAAAGATTGTAAATTATTATTAGCTAGTAATATGTCTGTACTAGCTGTTTGAGTTATAGCAGCCAAATCACCAATAGCATTTGATAACGTTAAAACTGAGTTAGTTTGTTCAGGAGTTATAAAATAGCTTGACGCTAACTCATTTGCAATATCACTAATTGTAGCTAGTCTACTTAATACAGCTTTTTCATCTTGTATAGTAATAGTTAACGCAGGTAGGCTAATATCTGGTATATCTAATTTAGGTATAAGTTGAATGTTGCCATTGCCGCTTGTTAGATCGGTAAAATTCTTTTTTAAATCTACAATAGAAATTCCTAAAGCTTTTGATAGATCAGTTAATATTTCTAGGTTGTTAGAAGAGTCTCCAATGGCTTCCGCCACTTGTACCATAATTCTATAATATTCTCTACCTGCAAAAGAAGCTTCTGCTAATGCTCCGTATTGTTCTTCTATTTTATATAGAGCTTGTGCTAGTGTCTCATTTATACCTGCAAATGCTTCAGGGTCATTATAAACCCTTCTACCAACAGTAATTAGTGCATCTTCTAAAGCCTGAGGATCTAAATCGTCTAAGCTTTTTGAGAAATAGTACTCAAAAGCAGCACCTGCTGCTGCACCTATAGCCGCACCAACAGCAGTACCAATAGGACCCCCAAAAGCAGTACCAAGCGCTCCGCCAAGCATTGTTAATCCTCTAGCTGTTACAAAAGAGGCAATCCCTCTAATAATAGAACCTCCAAAAATATAACCTAATAATCCGCCTGTAGCAGCACTACCAGAAGCAAAACTCTCTGTAAAAGTCTTTTGTCCGTCTTTTGCTACTTCTTCAAAAATAGCTCCAACTTCGCGTACTAAGTCTTCTTTTGTTTTTTCTACATCAACGCTTATACCAAAAACTTTATCTTTAATCTTAAAAGTATCTATGTCTCTTAGTGTAGCGTCTACTTTAGACATATCTTCTAGGGCAGCAGCAGCTAATGCATTAAAAGATTCCTGAGTACTATTTCCAGCCCCAGGATTAAAGAATGCTCCTAAAGCTAGTGCCCCTTCTTTTAGTAAGGCGTTATAAGCTTCTTGTTTACCCATTAATCCGGCAATAGAACTACCAACTAAAGATGCAATTGACACAACCCCAAGAAAACCTGATGTTAGACCAAGTAAAGCTCTACCAGCACTTACTGTTCCTACTACTAAAGTACTAAATCCTGAAGCAACTGTAGCAGTAACTGCTGCTATTCTAGCCCCGGTAGCAGCTTGGGCAGCTCCAAAAAGTTTAGTTTGAGCAGTTGTACTAGCAAGTATAGCCTGGTTTATTTCGAGTCTTTTAGTTAAATTATTTATAGTAGTATCTAGAGCTTTAGTTTGGTCTTGTGATAGCTTGCCTGCCGCTCGTGAAGCCGTAAGAACCGCTAATTCTTTTGTCTGAGTAGCTGTCAGGGTAGTTAAACTATCTTCTCTTTTTTTCAAAATGTCATTGGCAGATTTTAGCTCGGAACTTGTTAGTGCGCGTTGTTTAGAAGTTTCACGTAAGGCAGAAAGTTGGCTTTGCTCTGCTTTGTTTAATCCACGCATTTGAGTATTTACGCTTTGCATAGCTTCCTGAGCTTTTTTTGAATACCCTTGCCAGTCCCCACCATTTTTAGCTAGCCAACCACTAGTTTTACTAGTAAAAGATTCAATTTTAGTTTCTAATTTACCTATAGCCGAACCTAAAGCGCCTACGGCTGTCTTAGAAATTAAAGCAAGCAGTGTACCTACTGCAGCTAAGCTACCCGCAAAATTATTTGTTAAGAAGTCAGCCAATGGAGCTAGATAGTTAGCTAAGAGAATACCCATTTGCGTAGCTACATCAACAATCTTAACGCCAAAAGCTTCTAGCCTTTCTGCGGAAGTTGGTATAGTAGTATTTATAGAAGAGAATTTTCTATTTCCTTCTGCAATAACGCTATTAACAAATGCTTGACGACGTTCAAATTCTGTTAATGATTCTGCTGATCTATTTAAGGCAGCAGCATAAGCACGAGTAGATGGTCCAATTTTAGTATAAATACCAAGTTCGTCTAAGAGTTCTGTTTCCAACTTAGCTGAACCGCGAATAACACGAGTATAAGCGTCAGTTAAATCACGTCCTAACGCGCGTGACGCTTTTATAGCTACAGTAGCTAGTCCTTCAATTTGTCTTTGGTCAAAACCAGCACTTAAGCTAAGGTTAATTTGTTGTGCGGCTTCTGCAAGTGTTAATTGGTTTTTAGTTATTTCACGAACATTTTTAAGCAAGATAGAACTAGACTCACCGCTAGCAGTGGCTAAGCTTTTAAGACCTTCTAGAGTTTGTTCAGCACGAGCAGCAGCAGCTAATTTTGAGAAGGCTTGTTGTAGGGCAAATGTAGTTGCAGCAGCACCAGCATAGGCACCAACTAAACCACCTAAACCTTGTGATTGCGCAGCAAAAGAGCGACCCGCGCTAGCACTACTCTGTGCTAGGCGGGTTTGATTTTTATTTAAAGTTTCTACTTGTTTATTTACTGCGCCAGATCCAGTACTAGTAAACTGGGTCTGAATTATATTCTTAATTAAAGCCAAACCTTATCTCACTCTTGCCTTGTTCTTACCTGCAGAATCTCTAGCTTTCTTTTGCTGATTATAGTGTTCAGCTAGTACGCTATGAGCTATTAGTATTAAATCAAGGATTTCTTTTCTATCTTGCGCCTCATGTATGTTCATAAAAGCTTCTAAGGGTGCAAAATCTTTTCCTAACCATCCACCACCAGTAGTATCCCAACGATCTGGAAGTAGGTTTAAAAATAAAACAGCTAGTTGACTATTAAATGGGAGAGAGCCAATATCTTTTGGTATTTCATCTTCTCTTGGCTCCCACCCCATTTGTTCACACATAGCGTAGTATTGGTCAGCTGACATCCCTCCGCCATGAAGTTGATTGCGGAGGAAGTCTTTTAGTTTTTTTCTTGAGTTTCTTTTCTAGTTTGTTCAAAGTTATCAAAATCATTTAGCGTGTCAGTGATAAATTGATCAAAAATAGTAGAGTTTTTAACTAGGTCAAGAGCGTCTTCTGGAGTGTAAGGAATTTCTTTACTAGCATCCATTTTAGAAGTGTCTACTGGAATAAGCTGGCTTAGTCCTTTTACAGTTAGACCTTTCCAACCTTTAATAGTAGCTTCAGTATAAGCTTCTAGGAACTTATCATTATCTACTTCTTCTTCACGCTGGCGAGTACGCTTATTAAACTTATATACTAGTGCGCTATTACGAATTTTCATCATTTTGTCACGGCCAACATAGTTAACATGAACTACAAATCCGTCAATATCTGGAAACTCTACTTCGGTAACCTTTTCTGTTACCATTAAATTTTTAATTAAACTCATATTTTCCTCTCATTTCTATTATAAAAAAGGGTAGCTACCATATCCAACTTACTATTAGTGAGGGGAGATCTAATAGCTTGCTGAGGTAGCTACCCAACTGCATTTTTATAAACTACGCCCCCTCAAGCGTAGTTTATTCAATTATTAAGATGCGGCAGAAACAACTAGTGTTAATTCGCTACCAGTACCACGACTAGCTGTAGGTTCTTGAGCTAAGAATTCTACAGAGATACCAATGATATCTTCCACAGTGTGAGTTGGGAAGTTGAACTGAGTAGCAGGCATGTAAGCCGCAACGAACGGAGCTGTAGAACCACCAATCTTTAGGTTAGCAGTACTTGCTTGTGCGATACTTGTTCTAGAATCGTTAGAGATATTACGTAGGAACTGAGCACTTTCATCATCTCCAGAACGTAGGTAAGCAGTAAAGTTACCTGTGATAGTTCTAGATCCAGTAAACTGACTGATTGGAGTATTTAGAGCAGCTAGTTCTTCTGGAGTTAGATAAGTTAGTGCGTTAGAATATGTAAATCCTAGTCCAGTTACTGGGAATGTGTAAGTATCTGAAGCTTGACCTGCTGGTGTGTGGGTTACTTCAATAGCACTTAAACGGTTCTGAATGAATGCGCTTGTAGTTGTAGTTCCAGCAACGTTATATCTTGCATAACTGTGATATGCAGAAGCTTGTGTATTAGAGTCAACTGATGGAGTTGCTGTTACAGAACTTCCATCATTCTTAACTCCACCAACAACGTCAATAAAGTCGTTACGTGCGGTACTTGTTAGTTCGATAAAATCAGTACCAAAACCGCTCCAGCTGGTCATAGCGATAGAGTCAATGGCGGCATCAATAGAAGCTTCATTAACAGTAGCGTTTTGAACTTGATATACTACGTTATCCATTTTTAGGTACATATTATATTCTGTTGCGCGAGCCATGTTAGAAGTGTGGGCACGAGTATTACCTGATGCTGCACGAGCTACTAGAGCAAATTTTCCATTAGTCTGCCATACAGACTGCAGAACTGAAGAAGCTCCTGTTCCTGCTGAGTATGCAGTATTAGATAGAAGTGCCTGCCATAAGAACCAGTCTGCTAGTGGCTGTGAGTTACCTGTAGGGTCTACGTTTGTGCCTCCGCTAGTATTTGTAACTCCAGTTGGGCGTAAGTAGGTCTGGAAACTCCACTCAGTTGGATTGATTGCAGTGTTAAAGCGCTGGGTACCGCGGTCAGGAGTTAGACCACTTTCCAGTGATGTAATATCTTGTGTAGCCGCTGATTGACTTGCTGCATAACCGGCGAGTACTTCTATTCTCCAGGTATTTGTAGGTGTCATATCTGAGCCTGTATCTCCACCGGCTAGGTCGACGGTAGACATGTAAACTTCAGAGTTTCTTTGAAGGTTTAGTGATGAAGCCATTTTAGCTTTCTCCTTTAGATTTTAAAAATTTCAAAACGAGTACTAAGAAATATCTCGGCCATTCCATATGGTATTAGCAACCCAGAGTCTGTTAAAGCTGTAGTAATGCTAACATCAAATACTTGTAGAGATGGTTGAAACTTTAAATTATAAATAACGTGTTCTATGTCTTGGATCAGATCGTTAATTTGATTAACTGTATCATCTCCATACAAGTAACAGCGTAATGTTGTTTCTACCCTAGCCTCTATATTTCCTTGAGTATTAAACTTTCTTACTTCTCGTCCTGTAGATACATATATAGAAGGGAAATCGTTTATCTCATCTAAGAATCGAATTCCTCTGTATACATTTTCATGTAAAGACGTCTTAAAATTGTATGTAGAATCGTACGGAGACGTTCTACCGTTTATATTTCGTAATTGGCTTACGATAAAGTCATTTATATCGGAACGATTGGACATCTCTCTATTCTTTCTTAAGTATAGCACGCAGAACTATAATTGGCAAATTTTAATTTTTTAAAGATTTATTCTTCTAGTTGTTGCCTGTTGTTTAAACTTGGCTTGAACTACCGATCTAATAGAATCTTCTACTAGTCTATTAACCTGATAGCCGGAACGTTCTAGTCTATCGTAATAAGGTATATAAGAATAGTCTACAGTATTTTGACGCTCAACAAAATGAGCACGAATACTTCCTCTAAAAGTTCCGGTACGTTCATATAGCTTAGGAGGGCGAGGTTTACCTACTCCACGTCTCATTCTACTTCTTACTTTAGCTTGTACTGCTCTAGTTATATCAAGTACTGAGTCTCTAGGAGTGTCAAAGTCTTTATCTTCAATATCTGCGGGCAATCGAAGATTGACAGACGCTTTAGGAATACCTCTAGACATAGGTATACTATTAGTAGAATAATATATCATGTCAATAGTTTCAGTTGGTTTAGTTTTTCTACCTTTAGCTGGCTTACTAAAGCTTATATCTGTAGGTTTTATAGTTTTAGCAAGATCTTGTTGCTCGCGTATAATTTCTACATCAACAGCCATCATAGCTTTGGAAGCTGCGGCTACAAGTTGTTTTTCAAAACTAGTTTGTAAAAAGTAACTAATAGTGCCATCAGAGCCAATAGAACTACCGAAGATAGGAGCTTTAAATTTAGCTCTTGGAAAATATATTTGATAAGCTAATAAGCTACCAGACGTTTTAGACAGGATAGTTAAGTTTTTTGATTTTTGATATGCAGGTTCGTGTATAGTAGAAACTGCATTTTTAGCTAAGAAATTAAATAGATTAGTACCAGACTTAATTCTTCGTAGTTGCCTAAATATCTTTTGCTCTACGTTGTTAGTAGTTACTTGACCTTTATTTTGTAGTATCTCATTTATAATACTATTATTTAGTACTCCTGAACCGATAGTAGTAGTGGTTCTAGATTCTGTAAGTCTTCTTTGGAGTTTGGCTTCAATTTCTAGTATACCTGATTTAGCATCTCTCTCAAATATCCCAAGTTTATTAGTAATTTCTAGAGCGGCGTCACTTTGATCAATATACCAGTCTGGTATTAGCCTTGGATTTCCTGCTACTTTTTTAGCACCGTATAACTTATCACCTATTACTCGCTCTAGTTTTTGTTGTAATCTATTTCTAGATGTTTCATCTGCAGCTTCTATATAAGATTGATAAACGCGTAATAGTGCGGGATTTTTATTAAATGAAAGTACAGATAATCTAATATTAGACATTATTCAATCAACCTGTATAGATTTAAAACTCTTCTAACTTGTGGCGGGAACCCATCTAGTGACAGCTTATGGCTGCTAATATCTTCTCCCTGCATTCTAACACTCTCGCTACCCGATCTGCCTTTATATATAACTTTTACCATTTCAAGCGTAGCTAGCTTTAAATCGCTAGGTATTGTAGTGTATCCCCCATTATAAGTAACTTTAACTCCTTTAGGATAGTTATAAAACTTAAGAGGCCTAAAGAATCCAAGCGCTTCTGTTCCGCCGCCATTTCCAGTATTAAAAGTTATTTCACCAGTTACTGGATAGAAACTAAACTGATTAACTCGTCTAGATACATCAGCTATAACATTTGTGTTATTCGCCCCATCAAAACGAAGCATTAGTTTAGTATTTTCGTCTATTCTAGTAGGGTATGTAGGAGCAGTAAAGTTAGAGGTATATTCTGCTATATGGCTAATCTTAAAATCGTCTAGATATCCAGTCAAACTATGTGTGCCGCTACCAACAAATATGCCATTATTAAAATTAGGTATTGAGTTAGCTGTGGTTAACGATGCTATGCTAGTTCCATTTCTATATATTTTAATTGTAGTGTTGTCTCTAACTATTGCCATATGGTAGAATTGATTGGCACTATACCCTGTATTAGAACCTTGAGAAACATTTATCTTTACAATGTTATTTTCTATAACTCTAAATTGAGCGCCATTTATTAAATCAACTTCAAACTGCCAATGACTATTATTAGCTATTAACCCGCTAGAAGCTATAGTATGTGACGAGGCAACATTATCAAGTCTAACTTGCGTTTCTATAGTAAAAGGATCAACTCCAAAGTTCCAATCTTCTGTAGAATCTGTCTGGACATAACTACTACCGTCTAACTTTAAACTAGATCTATTAAACTTTTTAACGCGAGTACTTAGTACGGGATTTCCCACATTAGTAATGCTATGAGAAGTGCCATCTGTTATTATAGGCTCACCATTAACTCCTGGCCCGCCTAAAATTACATAGTCTTTTCCATCAAAATGTGATACTTCATCTACCCTATTTAGAGGTGGGTAAGCCACAAATACTGATGATATTCCGCCATCAAAGTATTCTGTATAATTATTTGCTGCAAATATTCTTCCACAATAAGACTCTACTAGAGAACTAACTTGGGTAGCAATATTAGCTAAACGACCATCTTCATCGGTATTAATAACTTTTATTACTAAAAAGTCTTTTATTTCTGCTAAACTAACTAAGTTCGCCATCTAATTTCTCCAAATTCTTCACTATAGAATGCGTAGTAAGTCTTATTGGGGACGCATCCCTAAAGCTAGCATGTTTTATATTCCAAGCTTCTATCTGTTTATATCTTTCAGACTTCTCTTTGTGAGCCTCTATATCTTCTAAACTAAAAAAGTTATAAGCGCCACTAAAAGAGTTACCTGTGGAAGTGTATTCTCTAAACTCCATATCAAAAGTGATATACTGGAGTCTAGCCATTTCAATTAGCATTATTTTTGTTTGGAAATCCAAAATTTATACCTTTCTTCTCCCAAGATTCTAACTTATATGGGCTTTCAAATTTACTAAAGGTTGGACCCAAATTAAAAGCCTGAGTGCTCTTACTAACTAAGCCCGGCAGAGCCTCTAGGTAAAATACAGATAGTTCTGGGTTAAACTTCTTAGTAGCTAGATCTTCTATCTTGATCCAGAAAAATGTTCCTAAGTAGCTATACTCTTCACCTAGAGTCTTTGGCTCTAGAAAGTTTTTATTTTTAATAATACAAGATCCAAAAGTTTTATATCGTTTATCTTCAAAAGGAAATTTATCAGCGCAATCTAGCGTGTAGTGATATAAAACATCTGTCCAAAGAGTAGTGGCTATGCCGTCTTCTGAATCTGGATGATATGAAATACCTTTAGAATGGTTGTAATATACTACCCCTTCTGATGTTTTAGATAGTAATATAGGTAGGCTAGTATTAAAAAAATGACCTACCTCTCTAAGAGGTGTATTCTGTACTGTAACAATTTCGTATCCTAGCTTTGTTAATATAGAATACACTCTTTCGTAAATATCAGATTCTGGAGTTACTTTTATTAGAGTGGCAATTTTTACGCCGTTAAATAGTTTTTTATATTTAGCAGCATATGATACTACTTTAAATACACTAGGATGATCTAAGCAGTGGATATGGCATATATGATGTTTAAGCATGAGTATCCCGATAGTAAATAGGGGGAGGGCTCAGCCCTCCCCCACCTTTTGTTAGCGTATTATATACATTGTATATTATGAGCTTGCAGTAGTAATTAGACCTGCGTAAGAATAACGAGCACTTAATGCAGCCTGTGAAACAGTTGTTAAGGCTTGGAAGTCCATACGAGTGCTTAGGTACATTGCAGTTACTTGTTGTTGTGGTAGGTATTCGCTTTCAATTTCCATTGAACGACGCTCACCGATAATGAATCCTGGCTTATAAACTAGGATACCTAGGTTAGAGTCAGCTGCAGAAGCGGTGTCCATGAATTCAGAGATGAAAATTGGAATACCGTATACAGCACCTACGCTACCAGTTAGGTAAGTAGCTTGAGCACCGAACTTATCTACAGTTTGGAAATCAGTGTTAGTTACTAGGTTATTATAACCTTCTACAGAAGTAACATATGCTAGGTTAGAACCTAGAGATAGACCGTACTTACCTAGAGTTAGGCGAGCAGCAGCGATATCACCTGGATCTGCTTTATCAATTGTTGTTCCGGTTTTAGTAACTAGAGCGTTAACAGCAGCAGCGTGCTCTACAAGACCCTTAATAACAGATGGATATGCTCCAGCTGCAGTTAGAGTGTTAGAAGCAGAGAATGCGCTTAGAGAGCCGTTACCACGTAGAAGAGCCTTGTCGATACCACGAGCTAAGCGACGAGTAGCAGCTTGGCGTAGGAAGTCGATAAGTGGAAGAATTGTATCTTCTTCTTCGTCTTTGGCAATGTGTGTCGCAACCATGAACTTTTTAGGGCTTAGAGTTACAGCACCAATTTGAGCTTGACGAGATGTTGGTACAGTAGTAGAATCGTTAACTCCTGCTGCGAATGAACCGCTTGGGAATTGTGCTACGAAATCTGAACCGTCTTCGTCGGCTACTGGAATACGGAAGTCTTTGCTATTTACATCAATGCGGTTAAACATTGGAGCAATAACTAGTTGTTGTTGCATTTCGTTGTACACGTTAGTGCTAAATGCTTCGTTTAGATTGCCGTCAGTTAGAACAGCTTTCATACGATCACCTAGTCTAGTGTCAAACATGTCACGCTTGTTTAGGGCGCGTGCTAGGAACACTGCATTAGACTTTTCTGCGTCAGAGAACTGAGCATTAGTTCTAGTGCTTTCCTGATAGTGCATTTTGCTTGTTTGCATTGCACCTACTTGCTCGCGATAAGCTTTTAGTTGACCTTTAAGTTCAGCTAGTTCTTCCATAACGCGAGGATCTGGAGCAGAGTTTGTTTCTTGAGCTCTATACTCAGCAGCTTCTGCTTTGATGATAGCCTCACCAGCTTTTTCAACTAGTTGGGCTACGCGAGGTTCTGATACTCTAGCAACTGATTCAGTTGCAGTAGATTTTGTATCGATCTTCATTGGTTCACCTACATTTTCAGTAGTCATAGTTCTTTTCTCCTCTAGAGTGTTTTGTATATTATGGCCATATACTTTTAGCATTAGATCCCTGTTACTATCCGCCGGGATCTGCTTTAGCGTCTCAATAACCATACAGCTTTTGTAAGCTAAGTTGAAATGAGAGTCATTCCATTCAGTATAATTTTGACTCATGAGATTGATAGAATCATTTAAAGCTCTTTGTAGCTTTGCATTTGAAGCTAGTTCGGAATCATTCTTTAATTGAATAAGATCTAGCTCATTTGAATTAATAAGAGTTTTAAACTTACCAATTACTCTAACTTTCTCTTCGTCGTTTAGTGTTTGTGTTTTAGTAATATTTAATAGTATATCGTATTCTTTTTCAAGATCCCAAGCATTAATAACAGTGATATCGATAGCTGGTACTTTAATAGATTTTCCAGTTAGATTTCCTGATATGTCACACTCTTCAAAAGTAAATTCTGGGCTCTCTGCAGTAGCAATTTCTGAAGTTTTATAACGAACTTTATCAATAACTACAAAAGATTTAGTTGTGATTTTAGAAGTGTCTGCATTTAAAAGGTTTACAAAAGGAATTAGCTTCATAGGATCAGATTCTACAAAGGTAGACTCTTCTTCAGCTTCATCTTCTGCGGCTTTGATTTCAGTAGCTTCAAGCTCTTTAACAGCTGATTCTTCTACTGAGGCTTTATTATCGTCTGCAAATTGATCTTTGAATTTAGCATAGTCTGCTTCGTCTTCAAAAGTTTTGCGTACAGAGAATAAAGAATTTTGGTTTGCAGGAACACTAACTACAGAAATTTCTAATAGCTCTACATCTTTGATATAGAAAGTATCAGCTAATTTATCATATTTAGCATCCTTAATTCTGAAACCAACACTAAAACTTTTTAACACGCCATCATTAATAAGAGTTTTAACTCCGTGTTGACGTTCTGCAGCCTCACTAATACTAGCTTCAACAAAAATACCTTTTTTATCTACTGTAACAGCACTAACTCTACCGATAGGTTTACCGTGATCGTGCTGATAAAGTAAAATAGGATTTCTGCGGAAGTTTTCTACACCTTTAGCCCAAGCTTCTGGTAGTACAATATCTCCAGATCTATCTTTACTAGTTGTATTAGCGTAGCCAGCAATTCTTAAAGTTTTGTCACTACTTTTGGCACTCTTTTGAATGTCATCTGTAGTGATAAAAAATGTTTTATCCATATTTGCTTGCTCCTTAGTTAATAGAAACACTGTCTTCAGGTAGTGTATCTACTTCTTCATTAGTAGGTCTACCGCCTGTATCAGGTTGAACAGCGCTTCCAGTTATGTTTTGTGGTACTCTGATATTAGAAGTTTCTGGTGTGTTTAAAGTACTAAACCCAAGCTTTAATCTTGCTTCATCAGCTGATATAATACCTGCATTAACTAAACTTACATAATATTGACTTTGAGTTCTCAAGTCTGGTTGTAAAGCAGTGATTACAGTTCTATCTGGATTTATTCTAACAGAGTTAAAGTAGTGTGCAAAAGCACTGGCAAACATAAGTACTATAGGAAGTACGGTATGCTCATAAAATAAAACTTGATTAGCGGCTATGTTGGCGTTATTACCACTCTTCATTAACACATAAGGTACGCCAATTGCTTTGGCCATATCTTGCTCAAGTCTTTCTATGCTTGCTTCGAAATCTAAACTTTGAAAGTTTATTTCGCTAAACTTATCTATTTTAAGACCGCCATCTAAAATAGCTGGACTTCTAGCGCCTTCAAATATAGTAGCGTAAGAATTTCTCCAGCTTTGAAGTAGTCTTTCTTTTATTTTAGTATTTAAAACAGCTTCTGTGGTTAATACCACTCCAGGTACTGCGTTATTCTTAAAGAATTGACGTTGAAACTTTAACAAAGCATTATAAATATTAATTATATTTCCTATGCTTTTTATTCTAGATTTGCCTCTAAAAATACTTTCGTCGTTATCTTCTTTGATGTGAATTATTTCGTTAGCGCCAAATTCTATCACAGTCTCTTTTGACTGTCGCCCAGAATTATAAGATGATAAACCACCGCCATGAATTAAGAATGTATATCCTTTAATAAAAGTTTTTGGATCTGATACAACTTGAACATCGTTAGCTGGAAGAACATATATGTGTGTGCCATCATAGTAAAAGAAAGCATTACCGTCCATTAGTAAATCAAAATATGCTCTTCTTAGCAGCTTAACTCTATCTTCAAAAGGATTAGGTCTGTCGTTAAGTAGCTTGCTTATTTTTTTAATCGGACCTTCGCCTGCAATATCAAAAGGTATTTCCACACATGCACTAACAACCATGTCTACTGCGCGGTGTACTACTTCTATTTGATCGTATGCAGCTCTAAAGTCTACATTAGACTCAGGCATAGCAAAAGGTTGTCTACTTTGTATGTAGGGCTGAACAGGATTTAACTTTTCTACAATCCAACCTAGTGGGCCTCTTGCCATTTACTGTATCTCCATAGTATCTTTTTGTTTGATAAGCCAATCTTTTACTTTAAGAGCAGTATAATTAGAATAGCTTTTACCAAATAAAAAATGTAATCGTTTATGATGTGACGTACATAGTGTATACAGATTTTCGCTACTTAATTCTTCCTTACAATCTTCGGCAAAAGAAACTCGCAAAGTTAGCATAGTATCTATAGAGTCAACAGACTTTACTTTATTTTTTATACACCATCTCTCGAACAATTCACTAACACTGTATAGGTGGTGGAGTTCTAAGTCAGAAACAGAACCGCATATAAAACATTTATCACGTATTTTATAATCTTTTTTTATGTAGTCTCGTAAGTATTTAACGGGAAGACGTTTCAAATCTGACATAAGAGTATCACTTTTAATTTTCTTAATTTATTATAAGTCTAATGTTCGGAATAGTCAAAATATTTTATTTTTGAAATATGTTAATACCTAGGCATAGATACTAATAGCACTATTTTTAGTGTATGTATATATAGCATAGCGCACAGCATCACAGCAGTGAGAAGTCCAATCGTGAACAGGTTTTGACTTTTCAGTTCTAGAATTCCAGCGATAAGCTGTCATACTTTTAAAGGTGTGAGAGGCATTACCAATATCAAATATAATTTTATCTTGTTCAATAAGACTTTGCACATGAGCTATACCGTCATTAACACTTTTAATAGCATTTTCACAAGCAATATCATAATCGTATACTAAATCTGCTTTAGTTTGTTGGGCAGCAGAGTCAATAAATATATTTTCGATATCCCATAACTCAACCATAGACTTAATTACTTCCGCATGTTGACTAGTAGTGCCCTCTTCAGCAATATATTCATCTACAACAAACCATGTACTGCCATCAGTAGCTAATACTACAAAGGCTGTAGCGTCTCTATACCCCATGTCAAGACCTGCTATAAATGTAAATCGAGAATCACCTGGAGTAATTTTGAAAGCAGCTGATTCACTAGTAAGATCTTTTAGATGGTCATTTTCGTCTAGTTTATAAATCTGACCTTCAAAAGTAGCCCATTCGCAATAATATTCTTGTCTGAATAGCGATTCAGGAATAGCTCGTCTAGCCTGCTCAATATCTTCTTGTGTAAGTCTAGGATTAGCGTGCCAAGGAAATAGTCCGCTACCCCATTCAGGAAAGCTTTCATCTTGACCGCGTAAATAGTAGTTATATAGATAGTTTTCCTTACCTCGAGGAGTAGAAATAAATAGTGCACGAGAATCTGGGAAGGTTGATAGCGCAGGGCGAAGATCTCTAGTAAAATATTCATCGTCTGGAATAAGTGCAGCTTCGTCTACAATTAGTAAGTTAGCAGCACGACCAACTAGTGAGCTTCTATTATTAGCTGACAGCAGTCTTAGAGTGCTATCATTTACAAGTTTTACAACACGATCTTTTAGATTGAAACGCTTTGTTTCAATATTAAACGCTTCAATCAATTCGGTAGTAAAATCCCAAATAATAGAGCTAAGGTTAAAGTCAGGCGCAACAACAATTACTTGCTGGTTAGGCTCTAGCAGTTTTGCTAGCGCTAGCACAGCAGCACCACTAGACTTACCAGTACGACGAGCTGATATATGAACCCAGTTTCGTTTAGTTGAAAGACCATCCATCATAGCTTGTTGGCTAATGTTAAGCTCTTTAAATCCGTACTTATCGGGTAGTCGTGATACTAGTTTGTCTACTGGTACCTTAAAATAATTGTTAGTCATTGTATTCCTTTATATTGTAATAACGACAGAATTGCTCTTAGGTCCAGTACTAGTACCACCAGAATCTGAAAGGGCTGTAGTAATCGTTGCAGTTCTAGATATTACGTTATTCCAATATACGTCTGAAATTTGTAAGCCACCTGCAAAGGCACTAAAGCTCTGGGTGTGTACAAGAGTAGCAGTACTTAAGGTATAAGGAGTACTTAAAGTATAAAAACTTACATTAGGACTTTGATCAGCTAAATACATTGCTGTACCTGTGCTATTGAATCTTATGCTAGTGGGTGTACTGGGTTCAGGAGGGTTAAAGTCTTCTATAAGAGTAGTACTCATAGTATCTGGTCTAAACGCTGTAGTACCTTTAAATACATTAACACTTCCAGTAGATACTGCACAAACAAAATAAAGAATACCATTAGCGCTTAACTCTAAGCCTCTATAGGTAACTAAAGGAAGTACAGGAGATGCAAAGGTAGTAGCACTAAGTGTGCTTATATTCCATGCAGTGCCTATGGACATTCTATATATTCGTTTATCTACAGAATCCATAATAAGTAGATTAGTACCGCCGCTAGATATATACATACCTAACGGAGCAGTAATAGCACTGGGTAAAGCTTTAGCATTAGCTGTAGTTATAGTAGCGCTTGTTGTATCGAAAGGTCTTGACAGGTTATACTGATCAACGCTATCTTTAAGAGTGTTAGCTAAGAATAAGCTAGTACCATCTGGTTTCCAAAACATATATACGAACTGGCTATTTGATATATTCTGAAACTGTTGTCTTCTTGGTATTCTAGTAGTCTGTAAACTAATATTAGCATCATATGATTGAACATCTGCCAACGGGTTAATATCTACTACAAACAGTTCTCCCATAATACTATTTAAAGGCAGAGATACTGTAGCTGTATTACTAGACATAGTAAATGTACCTGACAATGATGCTGCATTAGTATCATTAGGAATTCGTATTCCAGTTATAGTATATCCAACAGTTCTACCGTTTGGAATACTATTACCAATAAGTGTAAAGTTAACACTATTTGGACCTATTATAGGTGATTGGCTTGTTGCCAGAGTTACATAGAACGGATTTAAGCTAGTATCGTTTATAAATACGTTGGAAGATTGAGTTACTACTGGGCCGGATGTAGAAAGAGCTTTTAAACGCACAGAGAAAGATTCGGAACCTTCTGTAGTTCTATCAGAGCTAGTAGTAAGATCTAGCAGTCCTGAATTTTCAGAAATAGTTAGAGTTCCACCAGAGGTTACAGCACTTGCTGGACTACTAAAATCCGAATTTGTAACGCCGCCCAATATAGACCAGTATAGCGTGCCAGAAAAATTAGTGCTAGTTACATTAAATCTTACAGTTTCCCCTTCGTTTACGGTGCTAACATTAGGACTAATATTGAATGTAGATAGTGTAGATCCATAAAAATTTCGTACGTTAATAGTGCCACTCGTAGGTACGTTAGCATTCAAAGGAAGATCTGGTACATATACGCCTCCTCTATAGTAATCGCTAAGCTCTACAGGGTCTATACCATTAAATTCTGATTTTATATTTGATAAGCTTATTAGCCCGCTTGCTTGTAAAACCATTATTACTTACCTTTTTCTAACTTTTCAATCTTTAAGCTTAGTTCTTTTATTGCTTCAATTAATACTGCAATGATATTTCCATAGGCTACAGCTAAGTATTCATTATCAGTATTAACTACTTCAGGTAGGATAGCCTGAACTTCTTGAGCTATAACACCAATATTAAATTTGTTATTTCTTTCATACCTAACTCCTCGTAGTTGTTGTACAGTAGCTAAAGCGTTTTGATATGTGTGTATATTTGATTTTAGTCTAGCATCTGAGAATGCTGCTACATCCCCTGTAGCAGTAAAGTTACCGGTATCTATATCAAAAGTAAATCGTGTAGCATTAGCGCTATCACCATCTCTTAAGAACCAATTAGCTCCTACATTAATATCAGTATAATAATCAGTTCCATTAAAATAATGTTCAACGTCGTTATCAGTACCTATATTAAGCTGAATGTTATCATTTAGTTTTAGATCACCAGTAGCTTTAATAGCCGCTGCATTACTACGCAAGAATCTAGCATCTAAATCATTTATAGTAGTTACTAAAGTGGTATATGTACTATAGTCATTAGCACGAGCTGAGTTAAAAGTAACTAAATCGTTAGCACGAGCTGAATTTAGAGTAACTAAATCATTGCTGTATGCACTTAATAAAGTGTTATAATCGTTAGCAGCTAATGTGGTATAGGTAGCCCAGTCGTTAGAGCGTGCTGTTAGTAGTGTAGCTCCATCATTGCTTTGAGCTGATAGTAGCGTAGCCCAATCATTAGAACGAGCTGTAAGTAAGGTAGCTCCGTCATTGCTTTGAGCGCTAAGCAAAGTAGCGTAGTCATTAGATCTAGCAAAGTTAAAGGTAGCAAAGTCATTAGACTGAGCACTAAGAAGTGTGGTATGGTCGTTTCCTCGTGCAGTTGCTATCGTAACTCCATCGTTAGCTGAAAGAGTAAGATAAGTAGCATAGTCATTAGACTGAGCACTAAGTAGCGTTGCATGGTCATTACCGCGTGCAGTTGCTAGCGTAACTCCGTCATTAGCATAAGCATTTACTAGATTGCTTAAACCTCCACCATCTCCAGAATATAACAAGGCAGTAACAGCGCCATTTACATCTAGTGTAGACGTTGGAGCAGCAACTCCTATACCAACGCTACCTGTATTAGATACATAAACTCGATCTACAGGAGAACTAATACCAGTAGCTTGTGTAGCAATCCTAATACCAAACTCTCCGCTATCGCCTTCTGCAAAGCCTTTTACATAACCGCGCACTCCAGTACCAGATGCGTCAAGACCAAACCATTCAACTCCACCATATCCTTGACCAGAAATTATAGTAGTGTCAGTTTGAACTAACTGTAAACTAACTCCAGTGCTATCAGTAGCTGTGGCAGTTTGTAACTTAAGTACAGAACCTGTACCGGCAATATGAAGATTGGCAGTCGGAGCTGTAACTCCTATGCCAATATTAGTATTAGGAAGTATTCTAATAGCCTCAATATTGTTAGCTCCTAAAGCTAAATAATTATTGCTTCTATTGAATATTGTAGCATCACCTCCAGATAAATGAACGTTACCAGCTACTTGTAGTGTTACGTTTGGTGAGACTGTACCAATACCTACCCTGCCAGCACTGTCTACAGTAATTCTATCGGTTGGAGCACTAGCACCTGATGATTGAGTACCTATTCTAACTGCAAACTCGCCAGTATCGCCTTCAGCAACTCCTTTTATATAACCACGAACTCCATCATTACCTGTATCGGCGCCAGACCATTCAATAGCTCCATAACCTTGTCCATTTGTAATAGTAGTATCACTTTGTTGAAATCTAATAGCTACACCATTAGCATCAGTTAGTGTACCAGTTTCAAGTCTTAGCACATTTCCAGTGCCTTTAATATGAAGATTAGCTTGCGGTGCTGCAACTCCTATACCTACGTTAGCTGAGCCGGTATAGAACACATAGGTGCCGTCATCTGTAAATGCTCCGCCACCGCCAATTTCACCCCACTCAGTTCCGTCATAACCTTCAAAAGACCCACTAGTATTACTAAATCTAAGCATACCAGGAGCAGGAGTTCCAGGTCGCTGAGAATCGTTACCTAGAGGCAGTTTAACAAAACCAGTCCCACTAAAAGTTACATTGCCTGTTATAGTAGAGCTTGTATCTGTACGAACAAATTGACCAGATGTCAAACCAGAAAGAGTTATAGCATCTCCACCAACTTGAAATACGCCGTTATTAGCAGCATTTACCATATACAGTGCGTCACTACCTACAGATACTAGTTCGCCGTAAGAAATTTTAGTAGCTACTGCTGCCGCATTAGCGGCAACTAAACTAGGCATTTTATAAACTGCTAAACCGTTTCTAGTAAATTCTGCACCATTGTATACTAGCATACGGCCTTGACCGTCAGCAGTATCAGCTCCGCTTTTATACCAGAACATACCGGTACGCAGTCCAGTAGTTCCATCAGAATTTATTTCTGCGCCAGAAGGCTGTCCAGCACTAGCAAAATTTTGTAGTAGTGATAACAAAGCCTCGTTATAGTCTAATCTACTTTGTGATATAGTAGTAACTACTGAAGGAGTTGAAAAGGTATTACTCATATATTATTCTCTCTTATACTACTCAAGTACTTATTTAACGTATTAGTAGTAGATAAATCTTCTATTCTATCAAAGAATATTAACTGTTTTGCGTATTCACTGCCTATAACTGGTTTATTGCGCCAATCAGATCCGACCACCATTATATCAGGAGAGTAGTTTTGTATAATACGAACTAATTCATCGTCGCTATTAAACATGTTAACGCCATCAACAAATTTAAAACTAGACATAATATGGATTCTAGTATTTGCATTATTTACAGGTCGAGAATCGCCTTTTTTAGATCGAATTCTGTCGTCACTATCTAGCGCTACAAGTAAATGGTCACCTAACCTTTTAGCGTAGCTTAATAAGTATAGATGACCAGAATGTATAATATCAAAAGTGCCGTTAACAAAAACTTTGGTCATTATATTCTCTCGCTGGGTGCTTTACCCTTATAATAATTTTAACTAATTTATATTGTTTAGTCAAAATAATTTTTAAAAAAGTAGTGGACATGAGTTACTATATTGATAGATAATCATCAATTACAGACTATTTTAACCTAGTTCTATATATTATTTCAGGAAACGGTATCGTCTCAATTCTAGCATTGTGGATAGTAGCAATTTCTTTAGCCACATCAAGAAAACTACGAGTAGACCCAGTTCCTAAATTAAAAATTCCACTTTCTTTTTTTTGTATCATCTTAACATGAGTATCTACTACATAATCAACATGCACAAAGTCTCTTTTATAATTCTCAGAGCCTTCGAACACTCGAATAACACCAGTCTCACTAGCTTGTTTTGAAAATTGAGTATAAGGACTTGCCTGAGATCCCTTATGTTCTTCATGTGGTCCATATACGTTGAAATAACGAAATCCTTGCCATGTAAATTCATAAGATTTTAGTTTCATATACTCTTCAAAAAAATATTTGCTCATAGCGTATAGATTGAGAGGTTGTGCAGCTTTATTTTCATCAACTGCACATTTATATTTATTTCCATATACAGACGCGGATGAAGACCATTGTAGGTTTACATTATGTTTTTCACATTCCTCTGCAAGTTCTATAGACCACGCAAGATTTAAATCCATCACTCTTTTAGCATCTTTTTCGGTGGTAGAACTTAACGCTCCTAAGTGTATGACCCAATTGATATTGTTAAAGCTTAAATGCTTTGGACGAGTATCTGGATAATCTTTAATATCAAACTTAATTATATCCCAATCAGTTGGTAGTTTTTTTACTAAATTCTGACCTATGAACCCGCTTGCACCAGTAACTAATATTTTCATTTTCACAACACTTTTAGCTTGTAGTAATGGAGTATGCCATCTTGAAATGAGTGGAATATCCATGGACGATAGAATAAAACATCGTTTGGTTTCATTTTTATTGATGTTTCTACTTCCCAATCATCTTTATTGATATAATCGAGCTCTTTATCTTGACTCTGTTCATCTTTAATAAAATCAAGAACGCTTTTATACCCATCTTTGTGTATATATGTCTTAAATTCATTTTCTTCAAGTGAAACAACAAATCTCCAATCATTTAAGTCTTCAAAATCTTCGAAGTGTATTACTTCATTTATTGTTCTACGAAGAGTTCCTGATGAGGGTCTGTCTATCTCAACTATATCGCCAACCATCTTACCGATTACAAGATCAATATCGTTAAAGATGAGATTGAAGTGTGCCATCTCTTTACCAAACTTTTTATCTACCCAGTGCACGTCTTGTACAAGTGGGCGAAGCTGTTCTACTTCATCTTTTGGAAAGTAGTCTCTTGCATGTATATAATTAATTACAGATCGATTTACAGAAAAATTTGTATTAGTCATTTATCTTCTCACTATTCATCATATATGTCTTTAAGTATTATCTGGCAAAACTCGTTGATTTCATTAGCAGAAAAGTTCATGATCCCGTCGTTCAATCTATCTGTAAAGTCTGATTCTACTCCACCAAGACGAATAGGACTATAAACTGGAGTTTGCCCTTGTTTTCTAAAAAACTTAAAATGATCTGGATAACTTACATTCTTTTCAAACGTACTACCCATGAATATAGAGCCAGGTTTGTCAAACGCTCTAGCCATATGCTGACCTACACTGTCGCATCCTACAAAGTAATCACATTCACTTATTAACGACATGTACATTCTTAGCTCAGGGTTAAAGTTAGTTAGATCTGCACTAAAGTTATCTCCAGGATGTTTGAGTTCTCTGTTACCAAAGAAGAAGATTAGACAGTCTTTATCGTTTAAAAACTTTCCGATCTTTAAATAGTCGTCAACGTCTAAACTTCTATTAGAAATATCATACGGTCTATTGTTGGAAATTGACATAGTACTTCCATAAGGCTGAAATACCACTACTTTGTTCTTTTTATGTATTTGTTTAAATTCTTCAACAATTCTTTCAACAGAAGT